CTGATGAATTTATGATTAAAGAGTTGCCTGAATAATAAGCATATCCTGCTTGAATACTCATGCTATTACCACCATATGTTAAGTCATATACTATAGCATTAATAATATAAAGAATATCTCGTTCACATGTTGTTAAATTATAATTCAATGATGAGTAATTTGCTGTTAGATATGCAATAGTTTCAGCCTGGATAAATGAAATATTATCTATAAGAATCTGTCTAGCATTAGAAAATCCTGTATCTATCCAAGATGGAGATGTCCATGATATTGTAGGTGTTGATGATATTCCATTTGTAATAATATTTTTAATAACTGTAATATTATTTGTGATGCTAAGTTTTGAGTTTGCACCAATTACTTGATTAGATAGTAACCCACTCAAATAAGTAAGAGAATCTAGTGTTGCTGTTTTTTCTGCACCTAAAACGACTGCTGCTTCTAATCCTCTAAAATATGCTTTTCCTGCCATAATAGATTGGTAATTGCTTCCAAACGCCATGTCATATGCTAAAGCATCGATAATATATCCTAAATCTCTAGCACATGTGGTTTGATTGTAATCCAACCCATTCCATACTTGATTAACATATCCAATAGTCTCTGCAATTAAGAAATTTTTATTTGCAATAATTAATGATGCAGAATTATTGTAGTATCCGGGATTAGAAATTGTTCCAGTGTATAAGGGTTTTGTAGAATCTGTAAGATAATGACGACCATAATTTTGTGTGGCAATTGTTAGAGTAGAGTCAAATGTAGTATCTCTTCTAAAATATGTATCGACATGAAAACCAGCACTTCTTCCAGATTTTGGATGTACAACTACACGTCTCATCTCATCGCCGAGTATAGTAGTATTTTCTGGAACACGTATAGGATAGTGTTCGTAATAATCTCCGGCTTCGATTAATACAGTTAATTGTAAGTTCTTTATACTATTGCCCCATTCTAAACCTTCTCCAACTTGGAAAGTATTAGTTCCAGTATATTGAACAATATATAATTCTTGATTTCCACTCACGGCGCCGAGGCTAACAATAAAAGCATAGGCATCACTTAGTATACCGTGTATTAATTGTCCTGGGGTAATATTGTTTCCGTTTCTAGGATCAGTTTGAGGACCAGCATTTGTTATATAAAGATAATAACTTCCGCTTGTTTGTGTTATTGAAGCAACGGTAGAAAAGTTTGCACCATTATTATAGGTAATTCTTTTTCTATATGGACCAATTGTTACTGGAGCAGAATTAATTAAAGTTTCGCCATATCTACATGCAGCACCAATAGATGCAAAAGCATATGAAGGGGATCTTCCTTGCTTGTCTGTTGGATAGATAAATTGATTATCTGTTCCTTTTGTATTAACATATAAATTAATTTTACTATAATATGTTGAACTATCGACATAATTTTTAGTTGTTGCTGTTAGTGGATTGTCTGTTTCTAATGGATCTTCAAAAAGTATAAGAGGACCTTGTAATTGATTACTAGTTCCGCCTGTTTTTAAAACAGTTTCATTTGCTCTAGCAACGCCTGTTCCAGTTTGTCCTGCAGGAACAATAAGTGGACCGGTCATAGTGTCGCCGGTGTTATTTACATAATTAGAATCTGCATATCCTTTATTAATTGCAAATGAGTCTAAAGGTACTGCATAATGTGCTGCTACTGTTGAATTCGGGTTTCCTACTCTAAAAATATCAAAATTAGAAGCATCTAAGTGATTTGAAAGAATAGGATTTTTATCACTAATAAGTTTAGATGCTGTTACAGTAAATTTTAAAATTTCTGGATCAGTATTATCAATACTAATTCCGTCACCTTCTAAGGTTTTAGAAATATATTGACTAGCATTTGCATTTGCAATTAATATTGATTCTGGAAGAACTTGACTTGGACCATCAGATAAAGAAGTTATTGATATTTGGCCACCCTTACCAAATACAGCATAAAGTTCGTTGAAGTTTTCATTTACCTTATTAAATGCTTCTCTAATAGGATCACCAGAAGCATCATTACCTTCAACACCTATATTAATAATCTGTTTAACCATCTTGGCTCCAATCAAATACCATTTTTAGCAATTTATTATATTTATTATTGTGCGGATATCGTATTTACCTTAATAAATATTCCTACCAAAGGAGACAGATATGTTTGGATGGTTAAAAAGTTTATTTGGTTCTAAGCCAGAAGAGGTAGTAATTCCGCCACCTCCTAAAGCAAAAAGAACTGCTAAAAAGGCTGTTGATAAGAAGCCAGTAGTAAAGAAAGAAAAAACCCCTAGAAAAAAGAAAGAAACAGCAATATCAGAAGTTGATTCTGCGGTTGAAGTAATTGCTCCAAAGAAAAAAGGTGGTCGCCCTAAGAAAAATCCTGTTTAAGAAACGTCCCAGTTTTTTGAATTAAGTGTATTTTTTTGTTTTCTTTTTACTCTATCGTTCTTCCATCCTTGTCTCATTTTTTCCCTTTTTGCTAATTCTTCAGCACTGGGTGAAATTGGGACAGGATCTGGAAGAACTTCAACATCATCTAAAGTAGGAAGAAATGTATCATACGCATTTTTATTAAGTTCAAAACCCACAAATTTTCTTCCATATCGTAAGGCAGTTCTAGCAGTAGTTAAACCTCCACCAAAACAATCTAGTACAATATCTTCTCTATTGCTAGAGTACATAATAAACTTCATAATGAATTCTTCACTTAATTGATTTTTATTTTTAACTTGACCAGGCTTATAATCACGTGGCATATCTTGAACAGTTAATCTGTCATGATAACTATCTTTTTGATCAGTATATTTCCAATTTGAATTAAATGTCCTCTTTTGTTTCCCTTTATCGGGTTTTTGCCAAAACAAAACATGATAATGACTTGATACAAATTTATTCTTTGTGCTAACTCCAAAACTATATTTGGCAATGATATGATTTATTTCTACAAGATCAGTGTCGTGTAAAGCATTTAAAATATGATGTAAATTGGTATATCCGCTAACAATATAAATGCTACCACCCGGACGTAAAATTCTAGCACATTCGTCGATCCACTCTTTACTAAATTTTGCATATTCTTTTAAAGGAACATCGATATAACCTGGAACTACGTTAGATTCATCTCTATGATAATGAGCATCTAATTGATCACCATCGATGCCATATGGTGGATCTGTGAAAATAAGATCAACAGAGCCATCTGCTATATGCTCACGCATACCTTCTATACAAGATTGGTTATAAACTTTATATTCGTGATTTAACAAGGTCATCTACCGCGGCTCTAAAATTAGGTTTAGTTTTGTCTTCTACGATCAATTTTCCAGTTATCTCGGTTATTTCATCTCTGTGAACTTTAACTTCAAAACCATCTCCTCCCTTTTTTGCCTTTTTCATTACAGTATCTCTATCAATAGCAAATGCACCGTTATTTCGAACAACAAGAAGTATATCAGCAACATCACTAGGAGAAAGAGTATCTTTATTATTAGTACCGTTACTATTATTCAGTTTTATTGTGAAATTCTTACAAGGTAGTCCTCTTACACCGTACATATCATTGCTAAGTTGACTTTTTAACTCAACTGTTACATTATGTTTTGGCCAATTATAATCTTTATGAATATCACCAACATAAACTAATCCATCTTTACCACTGTATTTTTCTACAGTACGTTCAACTACTAGTCCTTTTAGAAAACGCCATTGTGAATTATCTAAATCTTTTAAATCCATTCCAAGAATTTTCTTCCAATCAAATGATTTAAGATCGTTAATAACTGCATCTGTTAACATATCAATCTCCATTTATAATTTTAATAATACACTCTAAATATGTGATGTCAACATAAATTTTTAGATTGTTCAAACAATGCAAAACTTGCTAAATTCTTAGCCTTACTTTCGCAACAAATATCAAAATTATCCCAGAACCCTAACGCCCATTCGTTAACTGCGCTATTCCAATAATAATCAGAATGTGCTCGGAGTTTTTGTTTCTTATGTCCTGTTTCTAATAGTTCATTAAGATCTAATAACATTTCGTTATTACGAAGTACTGTTTCGTGTAAGTGTTCTTCTCTACTAATGGAGTAATGAAGAACTGGACGAGTACCGCGCCAACTGTCAATGACACGTTTAACTCTATTATCGTTAGGATCAATATACTCGCCAGTCTTAACCCAGTGGTGGTGTATGTCGAGAACAATAGCACAATACTTCTCTAATTCTAAAACATCATCTAGGCCGTGAGCCATTTCCTCATTTTCTATGGTAATAAGGTTGCGAGCTTCACTACTAAGAAGGGGAAGAGCAGCAATAACGCCAGCGGCACCACGCCTGCCAGCAATATGAACATTAATTTTAAAACCTTCATCGTGGAAATATTTACCATAGCCCATCCAACGAGCCATATCTGCATGGTACTCAAATTCTTCTATTGAACGTTTTACAATATCTTCTGAATCACTAGCCAATACGCAGAACTGGCCAGGATGAAAACTAAGCCTGACGTCCAGTTTACGAGCAAGCATACCCACGTCGGCAAAAGCTCGTTCTGCATAAGATTTAATATCGTTTTGGCGCCAAAAATAAGAAAAGTTAGATTCAGTGTATACAGGAAGAATATCACTGGATAGCCTAACCATACGTAATTGTTCATTTAACATTCCTACTTTTTGAACCAACAATTTAATTGATTCAATATTATGGACCATAAGATCCCAAAGTTTTTGTTCTGCAACCTGTTGAGTTTGCCTTTTGAGCCATGCTACAGTAGTAGTAGAGGTATTCAATTCGGGAATTGAAACAATGCCTTTTTTAGAATCGTGAGTTACGTATTTGCAACAAAAGCCTATCTTCTTAGTCATATTTATAGTATAGTTGTCTTTATGGATATAGTCAACTACTTCCAATTTTTAATAACCCAAGGATCTTTAACTTCGTGAGGATTGGGTTCACCGTGAAATACAGCAATAGAGCATTCTTCTGTTAATTTAGGATCTTTAATATCTTTAAAATTACGTTTTCCATCTATTAATATTATATCATGTTTATCTCTCATTTCCCATTTATAACTTTGTATCCAGTTATCTGGCCAATGAAATGCATTATTCTTTAATATAGAATATAGATAATCTTGGTCTCCGTGCATCTTAGACATAATTTGTGTTTTTTCTTTATAAAATTTTTCCCATATCCAATAACAATTATCTGCCTCAAATCTAAAAACACTACTGTTAAATTTGTCCCATGCTGGATTCATATGTTTTGTAAAATCTCTAATAATTAAAAAATCATTTTTTCTATAATTCCAAAGTTTATCAATATTATCATAGACAATGACATCTAGATCTAAAAATAAAACAGTTCCTTTTATATTATTTTCCTTACAAAAAACAAATGGTTTATACCACCATCCGTGCAATGATGAATTTGGCAAAGATTTAATAATAATTTCTTTATCTAATCCATCTGAATTATCAGTAAAACAAATAAAATTAAAATATTCAGAGTTGTGACGTCTGCACATATTATACAATACATTAACGTAATGAGGAGAATATTTGTTCCCCCATTTTAGACATGCTATAGTTCGATCCATATTTTTTCTTAATTGTTTTTTACTAATCTATCTAACTTTCTTAAGTCTGTTAAAATATGTTTAGCATCTTTAATATGTATCATATTAGCACCGTCGCTAGGAGCACGATCGGGGTCTTCGTGCATCTCCATAAATAATCCAGAAATACCTAAAGAACATGCTGCTTTTGCTAGTGGCCAAACCATACGACGATCACCACCACTACTCTCGCCGTTTGCTCCAGGATGTTGAACAGAGTGTGTAGCATCAAAGATAACAGGATAACCTGTTTCTTTCATAATTTCAATACCACGAAAATCTACAACAAGATTATTATAACCAAAACTAGTTCCACGTTCACATAGCATAATTTTGTTATTACCTGTGCTGGCAATTTTATCAGCAACATTTTTCATATCATATGGTGATAAGAATTGTCCTTTTTTAACATTGATAGGAAGTCCTGTATTACCACATGCTATTAACAAATCTGTTTGACGGCAAAGAAAAGCAGGAATTTGTATAACATCAACAACATGTTTAACCATATCAACTTGCCAAACTTCATGAACATCGGTTATAATAGGAAGATTATGTTCTTTTTTAATCTCGAGAAGAATTTCTAATCCTGCTTCAATACCAATTCCTCTTTTTCCTTTAATACTACTGCGATTCGCTTTATCATAACTACTCTTATAGATAAGTTTAATATCTAATTCTTTACAAATCTCTTTAATAGCAGCCGCGGTGAAGTGAGCATGATCTCTGCTTTCTATTTGACAAGGACCTGCTATAAGAACAAATGGTAATGTATTATCTACAAGAGTACTGTGAATATCAATCAAATTCTTTGTCCTCTCTATGTCCAACACGCATAGCCATGTTGGAATCAGTCTCTCTCACTTCTACTTTACAACACCAAATACGTTTTGCTTCTTCAGCACCGTAGTTCGGCAAAAAGATCGTATTTACATATTCGTAGAGGAAGTCCGCTAGACCTTCACATCCAGTTTTAGATACCTCAGTGATTTTTGCAAGTCCCAGCGTACCGAGTCGCAATAGTTCATCACGTTGTGGGTCATCTTCAGCAACTAATAGCGTATGGTCAAACCAATCCTCCAGCAATGCTTTTAGTGGTTTAAGACCGCCAAAGTCCATACACCAGTTGCGAGTATCTAGCGTATCGCACTCAAATTCAAAATGAAAACTTAGTGCGTATCCGTGAATAAGATTACAATGACTATCGGCACGCCATTGTCTATATGCTACTGGCCCTATTTGCCTATAAGTTTTTGTAGAGATGTATTTTGCCATAAAGAACTCCTGAATATTTACAATTATAATATATGTATTTTAAAAAATCAATTAAATAATTTTATGGTTGGTATACCTGATTGGAATGATCAAGAACATAGACCTACTGGAAATCGGGAGGTAGAAAAATCTATTCGGCAACAGCGTATAGAAATATGTGAAAAGTGTCCTAATATAACTGGATTTAAAATGTGTAAAATATGTAAATGTTTTCTTCCAGTTAAAACTTATCTTTATTTTACAGATTGTCCTATTAATAAATGGCCAAAATTATAATTTTTCTTTTTCTTGACGAATAATTTTTTTTATTTCTTTCAATTCGTCGATAACTTCTTCTAAACTTTTTCCAGAATGATTTAATACTACTACAATAGATGCCATAGTGTAAATTACCCAAAACCACCAAGCAATAGCTAGTGAAACAAAAAATGTTATACATACATTTGTTATTAATTCCCAATCAGTATATCCTAAAAAATAAAATACTGTTGCAGAAATTGCTATAATAAAGGGGGTTAATTTGGCAAATCTATCCCATAATTTGATTTGCCATAATATATATTTTGTATCCAACTATTCAACCCCAACTTGTCCGAACCCTCTCCATATACCTGGGTTACCACTTCTAATACATACCCAACCAACGTAACCGGTTTCTTTCGGAGAATCGTTCCAAACAATATCGCCTTGTTTATAATTGCCATCTTTAGGTGCTTGCGATCCTACAGCAAATAATTTATCTGTAAATCTAATATTTCCAGCAACTTCAAATTGAGCATCATTGCTAATTTTTTGTATTCCTACACCTAGTTTACCATTTACTATAACATTTGCATTAGGAGAATCTTTATCACCAAAAGAAATATAATCATTTGATAAAGAAATTGTTTGATCGTTTGTTGTTAATTTAAGATTTTCTCCAATTATATTAAGACCATTACTAGTATCAAATAAAGTTTTACCTATATAAACTTTTTTATTAACAACACCTAATACTCCACTGAAACTAGTAGTACCGTCGACTGTAAGAAATTTGAGAGTGCCTAATTCTGTTAAACTGCTTTTTGTAACTGTGTTTCCTAATTCTGTTTCTGATAATACTTCATTTCTGTTTATATAATAACTTTTTCCTCTTTGTATATTAATATTTTCTGTACTGTATAATTGATCAGGTTGTGCTGCTAAAACAAATTGTTTTGTTATTCCGTCACCTGTAAAGATCATACCTTTTCCATAATTTGAAGTATTTGGTTCTGCTTTAAAATCTAAAGCATCTGATCTTTCATTCTTTTTATCAATTATTAATTCTTTTACAAATAATTTTCCATTTACTATAACATCGGCATTTGATGCTTTTGGATCACCAAATGTTATTCTTCCGGTTCTTGATATTTTAACCCTAGTAACGCCATCTGTAATTATACCTAAGTCATGACTAGTAAATGTTCCAAAGTTACCTACATTGTCTTCAAGTGTTCCTATAACAAATTCAATACCTTCGTCGACTAAACTTAAAGCAGCAGAGGCTTTGTCTGTTCCTATTCCTATTCTATTTGATAAAGGATTATAAAAGAAATGTTCACCTAGTGATACTTCTCCGTCTACAATAAGATTTGATAGTCTTCCAAGTTTTCTTAAACTACTTTTAATAACAGTTGGTCCTAATGTATCTTTGGTTATAACAGAAGTGCCATCTATATGGTATGAATTATCACGGTATAAATCTATGTCTAAATTAGTAAAGAGTCTATCTGGATCTTTTTTGTAAACAAGTAAACTTGTATCCTCGTCAGATCTTTTCCAAATTAGTCCTTTATTATCGATACCGCCATCTTTGATTGAAAATATAACAGGATCTTTTTGATCTAATTTTGTTTTTGTAATTATTTTATCGGCATATAGAGTGGGTACTCTAAGTTCTCCTTGAACAATAATGTCGTTCCCTACAGTTAAATTATGATGAAATATACTATCTTCATATATAGAAACATGTTTTTGTACAGTTATACTGCCATTAACTGTTATATTTCCTTCTAAAGAATTTGTTCTAACAGCATCGACAATTATACGACCATCTGTAACTGTTAATGTAGTTTTAGAAGAAAGATCAGAAATACCTGTACTTGAAAAAGAACTAATTTCTCCTCCGTGAATTTTATCCCCACTTATAGAGTCGTCGGGTATATTCTTAAAAGATTGATCAGACAAGGGCATGATTCCTATCGTTAACAATATTTATCATGCCCTTTAGTGGGGTTAAGTATAACTTTTGAGCAAGATTACATCTGCGTTTATACGTCCGTTCATCTTAGTTTCTACGCTATTCACATCATCAAATAGTTTACGTAACTTAGTCTTTGGCAGTTTATTAACATCTTTCAACTGTTCTTCGGGCTTGCGGAGTGTCTTAGCAATACTCTTCTGCTCATTGAAGTTAATTATAGTTGTACCTTTAACGCTAAGTGCCGCAGCGTCACTTGCTACATATACCCCTAATTTACGGGTTTTTGTATTAAATACCCAAAGTTCAAGAGCCTGTGCTGCTTCTTCAGGTTTAATGCTGACAAGTTTATAACGATCGTCATGTGTCTTAAATTTGAGTTTGCTAACAAGTTTTTCCTTACTAGGAGACTTTTTAGCACGAGGCTTGCGGTTAACTTTAGCCTGTTGTAAGAACATATTAGTAGCACTCATAATAGACTCAAGTGCCTCTAACATACTTTTTAACTGAGGCTTTGTATAAACACGATAACCTTCTACTAATTGAGCATACTCCTCATCTTTAATTTTTGGAGGATTAACAAGTAGTGTAAATTCTTTATGTATAGGTTCGTAAAAATCTCGAATAATACGAGCATGAGATTGGTTAATTTCTTTACCTTTAAAGTAGTTGATTATGTTCATTTCTTTTGAATCAAACTTTGTAGGATCAACCAACCAAGTCTCCAACCAGTCAATAATATCTTCCATGTGAGTATAAGTAGCCTCACGGATACGTTCTTGAATCGAAGGAACATAGCCTCCTACCTTTTCTTCTGATTTCTGTGTTTTTAAGATTTCTTGTCCTTCTTCGATAATAGGAGTAATTTTATTCTTTAACCAAGATGCTGTATCATTATCAGAATCTTCAGGATGATTAGCAGGCATGCCGCGGAGTAGCATACTAGCAGCGGATCCCATTGTAACGGAACAGCGATGATCTGGAGCAGTCTTGAACGCTTTGATATCGTCTTTTGAATATCCATTTTCTCCCATCCATTTTGTGATTTGTGGAATCATTTCTTTAGCATTGCTAAAGTAGTTGTAATAGAAGTAGCCCCAGTGACGAACCTTTTTGAATTTTTCAAATGACCAAGATTCCCACCCATCCCATTCTGGTTCTGGACCTGTATATTTTTCATCCATAAAGAGAGGGTTTCGAGTAACCTTTTTCTTTTTGGCTCTCGGAGCCAAATTAATTTTACCACCCGAACTTTTTTTAGTTGCTGCTCTTGCCATGCGTCTCTCCTATTACTGTAACAGTATACACTAGTTACAAATTATGTCAAGTCGGTCCAAAATTTTAGGACATCATAATAGGAAAGTTCTTCTTTTGTTTTTTTAAATTGTAGTGTAAACAAATATCTTGTTTCAGAAAAAGTTATAATGGTATGATTAATTTGAGTATTGAATAGATAAAAAGTATCTAGTTGATATTTTAATTCGAGATATCTTATTCTTTCTTTGTTTAATTCTTCTGTTTCAAATAAACAAAGACTTTGAATTTCTGGATTCATTTGCATATTAATAGCAGGTCCTCTACTATAGTCTACGTGCCATTTATAACATTGTTCTGGATCCATTTTTATAAATCCAGCACCTTCTATTTCGAATTGTTTGTGAATTTTTGCAAGTGTTTTATTTTCTAATAAAGTTTCTAATGGTACAAACGATAAATTCCAAAGTGATTCATGCTCGTGCCAATTTAAATTATTAAAATTATTTTTAAAATAATCTGTAATATTTTTTGTATCTGTAGTAAGTTTGTAAAAACAATCTCGTTGATTAATCATATTTTATATTATCTAGTAACATTATAGCTTCTTGCCAAACTAGATTTTCTTTTCCTCGTTTAAAGAGAGCAGAAAATAGATATCTTGGTTGATCAAAGTTTACAATAGAATGAATTAAATCTGTATTATATAAAAGGTATTGATGTGGTTGATATTTACATTCAACAATATTTGACATATCATAAAGTGTATCGGTGAATAAAGAAAAACTTCTTGCATCAGGTGTTAATAATAAGTTTAATGCTGGTCCCTTCCTAGGGTAATCAAAATGCCACCCAACCCAAGAATTTTTAGAAATTTCCATAACAAAACAATGAGAAATTTCTAGTACTTGATCGATTTTTGAAAGTGTTGGATCACTACTAATTAATTTTCTAACCTCATCATATTTAAAATGATAACATTTCCAAACATTGAAATTTTCGTTAGGACATACAAAATCAAAATTATTGAAATTATTTTTACAATAATTTTCAACAACTGAAGTGTCTCCGTTTATGGGATAAAAACAATCTTCATCTTTGAGGTTCATAAACCTATTTACCTAGGGCGTTTAGTTGGAACAAATTTAGCAACCGGACTAACTTTAGAAACATCTTTTGCCTCATCGCTAGTAGAAGTTGTGATCATTTTAGCATCGGTAACACCCATCATTTTAAATGCTAGTTCGAGAGTTCTTCGTTCTTCTTCGGTATCTGCCACGAGAACCATATTTTCTCCATACACACTAGATTTATCTACTTCGGGAACTAATCCTTGTTCGTTAGCACGAGCAGCAGCAAATGCCAATCCCACTCTGTATTGATAATAAGGATTTCCGTTTGTTAAAGATGGTACAACATAGAGTGCTGGAATAGCCGCAGCAACATCTTGTTGCATTGATCCGCTGTTAGCCTCAACTAGTTGGGCAAGTTTTCTTAATTCTCTCATATTGTATTTAGTTATGGTGGGCGGTGAGAGGTTCGAACTCCCGACCCTCTGGGTGTAAACCAGATGCGCTTCCACTGTGCCAACCGCCCGCGGAATATTTAAGTGAGTAGCCCCGTAGGGCTACTCTTTTTAACTCAGTACTTAGCAAGTACTGGAAGAACATCACTTGCATTAAAGTGATAGTTAACACCAGCACGTACTGTATTGAACTTTGTGCTGTTATTAACATTGTTTAAAGAAGCAGGACTGTTAAACAATTTGTTCTGATTGCCACCGCTAATATCTGTGTAGAGGTATTCTGCCTTAACGGACCAAGCAGGAGCAAAAGCCCACTCGACGCCGCCGCCGGCTGTCCAGCCCGTCTGTGTAGCATTCTGTGAACCATATGTACCATTGCTTGAAACGTTGCCGTAAGCAAAACCACCTGTACCATAAACAAGTAAAGTAGGCATTAGCGGAACAACACCAACTCTACCACGAACAGTACCAAACCAATTAAGGTTGTTACCGCCTGTATATCCAGCAACCCAACCTGGGTAAACTGCGTTAACGGCTGCTACGTTATAAGCACTATTTGAACCGCCGCTGATTGTTGAGCCTTGAAAGTCAGTTTCAGCACCAACAACAAACATCGAACCGATCTGGTAGTTATAACCAGCCTGAATGCCTCCAACAACACCAGCATTACCATTGCCGTTGCGTGACCAAAGAACATTCTGCCATGTATTTGGATTAAAAGCATAAACGTTGCCATTGCCGTTGGACTTCCATCCACCGCCGACATTAGCACCTACATAAGCACCAGTCCAAGTAAAAACTGGTGGAGGCGGAGCAACAGGTGCCTTCCTGCTTGGAAGATCGGCTGCCTGAGCTGCGCTAATTAATGCTGCCGAAGCAAGCAAAGTAGTAACTGTCTTTTTCATATAACTTCTCCTCTTTGTTACATTTTCTACTTTAGCGGTTATAATGGTTAACGTCAATGTGTTTTTTCACATATTGTTAATCTTTATTAACGGTGTTGCAGATTTAACACATTTTTAGTTGACACTCTCGTGCATCTCGATAATCTTCTTGTATCGTGGAATATCATCAGGAGTAGAATTACTTTTTAATGTGTTACATTTCATACATATAACCTGAAGATTAGTTACATCATTTGTTCCTCCCTTACTACGAGGAATACGATGATCAGTTGAAGGAGTATTTTCATCTAACTTATTATTATTATTTTTCCCTAAACCATAGTCAAGTTCACTACCACAGCAAGAACAAGTATCGTGACAAAGAGGAAGAAAGTCATTGTATTCTACCCCCCATTTATCTGCATTTTTGTGAGCCCAAACTGGACGGAAGTCCTCAGTTTTACAAACGGTACGATATAATTTCCAAGTATGATAAGTGCTAGGATCGTAGTTAGGTATATTTTTATTATAAGGCATATCTACATTAAAGGGTTTTGAACAAAGTTCTTTCCCTTCGATTTTTTCATAGATACTAATAATTCCACTAGCAACTTTTTCTCTAACTCCCATGCCTCTGTAATTTGTTGGATATAAAATTTCAAATTCTCTTTTAATATTGTTATGTAAGGCATCACCTGCATCGAAGTAATCAGTAGATGCATTAAAGATATCCTCAAACAGTGTATCACTATACTTCTGTTCGAGTGTAAGAAGTTCTTTAACTTTAAGAAACCCTAACATATTAGCAGTATGAATTTTTTCAGTAGGAAAATGTCTCCTCATAAAAGAAAGAACTTTTCCTAGATCTTCTAATCCATAATCCTTTTGAGCAATCAGTAAGTCATTGATAAGAGTAATAACGCCAGGCGCCCTCTTGTTATATCCAGTTGAACATCCGGCATTAACGACTGTATTCTCGAGAGCAATAGACTCAGCATCTCCCATTATACATTTCTGCTTATGGATAAAATACTTTGCCATAGGTTCAGAATCAGTATTGAGAGCAAGAAGTTGAATAGATTCAATATTTTCATCTTCACTCTCAACATAACAAACTGGAACAAGACTATCTTCACCATATTGCAAAACCCAACCAATACCGTGTTGTTGCCCGTCTGCAATATAATACAAATCTTCTTCTTTACTATATCTAGCCTGTAAAGGGGTAGCACAAATAATATTCCATTTAATCAACAATTTTTCAATGTGAGTTGGCTCTGGATATCTCTGCCGGTCATAATTAAGAATACATTTCTTAACAGGTACCCAATCAAATTTTAACACATCTTTATAATTAAAAGAAGTATTTGGCTTTTTAATTTTTAATCTTTTATTAATATTTCTAGCAACCTGAACCAAAGGCACTTTGCGACTTTTCCAACCTTCACTAGGGTCAAACGGAGTCTTCGTTATGTCTTTAGACTTGCTCATCTCAATCTCCATAATAGTAAGTCTTTCACTCACCTTACAATTATAACTATACAGTCTATTATAGATATGTCAACCTGGAGATTTTGGAGCGGGCGAAGGGATTCGAACCCTCGACATCTTGCTTATTCAAGACACCTTAATGTCTTCAGGCAAGCAAGAACTCTACCTCTGAGTTACACCCGCATGAGGTATTTATATTTGGCTGGGGAGGATCGACTCGAACGATCATTTTCGGAGTCAAAGTCCGACGTGACTACCATTGCACCACTCCCCATTAAATTATTTTATTACTTTTAGCACGATTTTCAGATTTTGTTAAATATTGTAAATTAGATATTGAATGTAATCCTCCCTTAGAAATTGGTATAATATGATCGACTTCGTATCCAGGTGGACAGTTAGCATAAAATTCTTGTAGTTTTTTTATATCTTCGTCGGCGGGAGTCTGATATTTCTTTCGGCTATGATATCTCATCCATGCTTCTCTTCTATTTCTTTTTCTTAATTTTGCTTGTTCCGGATCCATACAAGGAATTTTTCTTGTACTAAAATCTCCCCTCTTCTTAGCCATTTCGATTGACCGTTTAGTTACACCAAATTCTTTTCTTAAATTTGAATAAGAAGATCCATTATTGTGTGCTTCTTGTATTTCTTTCCAATTGTATCTTTTTATTGATAATCCTTTTTTAAGTTTCTTTCTCCAATATGTAACAGTTGGTGCCGAAATATCTAGAATAAAAGAAATCTCTTTATTAGTCTTTCCGCTATCTAATAATTCTTTAATTAAATTTTCATCAATATTTTTGGATAACATATAGTATTTATACTGTCCTACCATTAGACGATACCCCAAAATGGTGATCCCTCTGGGATTCGAACCCAGGACAACTCGATTAAAAGTCGAGTGCTCTACCTACTGAGCTAAGGGATCCAAAAGGTCCCTTAAACAAAGTGTTCGAAAGGCAACCCTTTTGCTTTTACTATCTCATCTACTACTTCTCGAAACGCTCCTCTTCCACCATTCGAAAAAAGAACTCTTTCGGCTTTTTCTTTTATGTATATTGGAGCATCATTTACAGCAAAAGATGTTCCACAAACTTCAAACATTGGAAGATCTATTATTTCATCACCAATACAAATTACCTCATTTGGATGAAGAGATAAATTTTCCATAAGTGTTTTACATATCGCAGATTTATCTTTTACATGATAAAAACTATATTCAATACCTAAATCGGAAACTCGTTTTTGTAAAGCCTCAGAACCGAGTCCACTTATAACTGCCGTTTTAATTTCCATCTTTTGTAACATTATAACACCAAAACCATCTCGAGCATGAAACTCCTTCATTGTTTCACCATGCTCTGTATAATAGATTCTACCATCTGTAAGTACCCCATCTACATCGGTAATAACTAATTTACATTTAGATAATTTTGATTTGAACGGCATTTTATTAAACCTTCAATATTTTGGTGCGCCTGGAGAGACTTGAACTCCCACGCCGTGAAGCAACAGATTCTAAGTCTGCCGTGTCTACCAATTCCACCACAAGCGCATGATATTAATTTAACAGGTTAAGTGATACTTGTCAAGTTCTCTTGATTATGTATAGTAGTTTTTCTTGTTCTTTGATGAGTGGTTTATTATCTTCGTTAGATACATGAATTGTTCGTCCAGAATCCATAAAGATGGTAAATTCATATAAAGAACCTTTATATCCATTTTTGTGATCAACATTAGTGATAGATTCAATTTTTTCTACAACTATAGTTTCGCCAGTCGACAGTTCAAACAAGTTCATTTTTTGTCCTTTAATCGATAAACATCTTTGGAACACATTTAATTTTAGCATAGTAAGGATCTCCTAGTTTTGGAGCAAATGCTAGACTCGCAAGTCTAGTTTGCCCCTCAACTAAACAAGCCATCGGGGTATTCTGAAATTCCCCAATAGCAGTTGTTACATTTTTATGTTCTGATTTACAGTCATACGAAGGAACGCTAACATGACAAATCAAAATTATTGGAATATATTTTATCAATATTAACCCTTACATATAGTAGCGACTTTAATCTTAGTAAGTTCAGTACCTCTTGGAAGGGTCTGTTCAATAACACCAGTCTTACAAGTATCTTTTTCTAACTGAACATCTTTGTATTGACAAACATTTGTTCCGCTGATATTAAGACATGTGTATAGAGTGGCTGCGATTAGGGTCTTCATTGTGTCTCTCCTTGTGTGTGTATAATTGTATACTACAATCATTTTTGGCAAAAGCCAAATATATTTAGTGTTATTTGTGGCACTTCACATGAATTTTTGCATCTTCATATTCACCGTTCATAGGAACTTTTGCATCTAGTGTTCCTATTGTGCAGGCTCTACTTTCAATCTGAACTTGTTTTTGTTCACATGGGCCACTATTTAGGCACATTAAAAGTGTGGCCATAACGAATGTTTTCATACTATACTCCTAACAAAGATAGTATTTATCGTAAATTATGATGAATTTTCTTTAGTTAATTCTTTCTTCTCAAGATACTCCATCCATTCCTTGACACGTAATAATTGCCCATGTTCATAATTTTTATCATGAGAATAATGGACGGTGTGAGACAAATCTGCCTCTAATAATAGTTTCAATTCGTCCCACTTATCCATAATTACATTCCAAAACTTCTAGCAACTACTTTAACAGCAGCATCAAATGCTTCTTGTAGTTTTTCTTCTGGAATGTCATGTCCAAGAATTTCCTTCATCTGTGCAACTGCTTCTGCTTTAGTTTCGTCTGAAATATTAAACATTTAAATCTCCATTATTAGCAAGGACGAAATGCTGTAAAATTCTGTTTAACCTTATATTCACATACATGTTCTATTGGTCCTCTATGTTTATAATAGACACCATTAGTATCTGCGTCAAGACCTAATTTGCCCGCAACGTCGACAATATCTAATCCAGCGTTAACTGGGGCTAACGAATTACATCCTGCTAGAAATAGTGATAAAAGAATTATGTATCTCATGCTCGTTTTCCTTTATATTTTTCAAGAGCCTCATAAAGCATTTCAACAGAATATTCATTTACCATTGTACCGTGTGTTATTGATTTAATACAATATTTTTCTGTATTTGGTTTTTTATATTCAACAATAATTGTTTCTTTATCATAGTAAGGTGTAAACATTGTTTCATTTATTTTACCATCATCGGTAAAAGTTTGAATTAGAGTTTGATATTTTTTCTCGTCGATTAATTTATTAAGGCCTTCTTTACTATAACATTGATAGTCAACGCTTAGTTTAGTGTTGACTATACTATAGATTATTACTCCTGCAAACATTGCAAGAAAAATATATCTCATATTATTTCTTTGTAGGAGCAACAACAATACTTTCTTTTTTCTGAATCTCTAGTGGTGGTTTCCATTCTTGTGTTGATTTTGATTTCGATGAATGATCAACTCTTGGAATAGGACCAGCAAAAGCGGAATTTCCTAAAGCCATAATAGTTAGTAAAGATAAAATTATACGCATATTAATTCTCCTAATATATTATATATCGTATGGCGGAGAGGGTGAGATTCGAACTCACGGTAGGCTTTCACCTACGGCGGTTTTCAAGACCGCTGCCTTAAACCACTCGGCCACCTCTCCGTTATTGGTATTCATAATTGACGCTGTCTGTGTTAACTCTTAATATTTTAGCACCATTGTCAGTATGAAATCTACTAGCAGTAAATGTTTTTGGACTAAGAGTTATGAAACGTTTAATTTCTGGTCTATGTTCTTTTATATAATCTTTTGCCTTAAAGAGCAATCTTCTTCCTGAACCTGTTTTGTAACTCCAGATAGTATAGAATACAGCAAATATAGGAGAATCAGAAGATATTAAATCTCTTATATCTGCAGGTATATGATCTTGATAAGATACACAAATTACCGATTGTGGTTCTTTACTAATAGGATCCAACAAAACCATAATTTCTTTATTACCCATAATTCTTTCTATAGGATAGATATCTGATCGAACAGGATCATCCTTTACTAATTCTAATAAAGGATCTGAAATATCATTTATTATGTGTAACATTTACCATCCATAGTAATAATTTGGGTAATAGTAGTATGTTGGCGCAGGATAATAATATTGTGGTACATAATAATATCCTCCATATGGATAAGCATATGAATTAGCAATAGCAGCCCCAGCAAGAGCACCTGCAATAGCAGCCCCAGCCATTGCACCACCGTAACCCCATCCGCCATAATATCCGCCATAATATCCACGGTACCAAGCATTAGCAGGAGCAACTGTAGCAATAGTAAGTCCAAGCACCGTTAATAGTGTAAGAAGTTTCTTTTTCATTGTAGTCTCCGTTAACTACAACTATTTAACAAACTGGCGACCTGGACCGGGCTCGAACCGGCGACCTCTGCCGTGACAGGGCAGCACTCTAACCAACTGAGATACCAAGCCTTTCTATTAATTCATATATTTGTTATACGCTGAAATCCAATCAGATGCAATGGCTTTTTGTGCTTCTCTTACGTCTATTTTGCCATTACAAACTAAAGCATGTAATCTATGCTCTAAACCATCTTTCTTATAAGCATTCCATGGTTGTGTATCATAACTTTGTGGCCATAAATTCTTAATATCATTAGATCCGCCTAATTCTAAACTAATAAGATGATCTACTTCGAAATCGCTAGATGTTGGATCAATTCCATAAAGAACAAAAACCTGTCTTTTTACAGACAGTGGAACATTTCTAACTTTACGAGTATACCCAGGAGTACAAAATTCTTTAGTTGAAGCATTATGATCTATATCACCAGGAGTAAGTTTGGGATTTGGTAAAATAGGTAAGTCTACAGCAAATGCAGAAGAAGTGAATAGAAAGAATAAAAGTAGTAGTTTTTTCATACTTTTATTTATTTGAATAATATCAAATATCCGTAAGCATCAAATAGCCATTGTGGTTGAGGTAGAAGATTCCACCCAACAATAAGACCTGCTCCGAACGATAATATTGATGTAACTAAAATTAATCTTTTCATATGGTATTTATTCCTTTGGAATTAAAGATTCCAAAGGAGTAGGAGTAAAGTTTAAGGGTTCTACACAACAATTAATGTAGTTTTCTTCAGGAAGACTATTATGATGTACATGTCCGTGTAGGTTATACTTTGTCTTATAAAGTACACTTGCATGAACAGGTACATGAGTTAGCAGACAATTAAATTCTGGAAACATTCTCCACATCATAATCTTCTGGAAATGTTTGTGTAAATTCTGGCACTTGCCGTTATCATGATTTCCGAGGATAAGACGCTTACGACCTTTTAGCCGACCAAGTATCTCGTGACCCTTCCCAAAATAAACATCGCCAAGATGATAGACAATATCGCTGTCGGTGACAACTCGATTCCAGTTTTCAACCATTGTTTCATTCATATGCTCCACTGATTCAAAGACACGCATTGGACTGCCATCCTGTCTTGTAAATTTCAGAATGTTAGCATGTCCAAAGTGTGTGTCCGAAATTACAAAGATAGTCATTAAGACTCCCTGACTGGTTCCTTACCGTCCAAAAGATCGATTATCTCTTGACCGCTTAGTGTCTCATACATTATAAGAGCTTCTGCAAGTTTGTCAAGTTGATCTCTCTTCTCAGTTAAGATCTTCTTTGCTGTTTCATATCCTTCTTGAATAAAGCGACGAACTTCATGATCGATAGTCTTTTGGGTTTCTTGTGATACAGATTGTTCACGACCCATTGAGTATCCAAGGAACTGTTCGTGTTGTGGTTCACTATAAGCAACTGTTCCAAGTTTGTCACTAAATCCAAGTTGTGTAACCATAGCACGAGCAATCTTGGTTGCTTGTTGGATATCACCAGCAGCACCTGAACTTACCTTATCGTGTCCAAAAATTAATTCTTCAGCAACACGCCCTCCCATTGCCATTGCTAACATAGCAATAAATTGTTCATATGTTTGACTAATCTCATCACGTTCAGGTAATGACTGGACCATACCTAAAGCACGACCACGTGGAATGATCGTTGCTTTATGAATTGGCGTAGAACCTGGCATGTTAAGACTAACAAGAGCATGTCCACCTTCGTGATAAGCAGTCATTTTCTTTTCTTCTTCAGTCATTAATAGTGTACGACGTTCTGCTCCCATAAGAATCTTATCTCGAGCATCTTCAAACTCTTTCTTCATAACAATTCTTTTACCACGACGAGCAGCAAGTAATGCAGCCTCATTAACAAGATTCATTAAGTCAGCACCACTAAATCCAGGTGTTCCTCTTGCTACAACTTTAAGATCAACATCTGGAGACAAAGGAACTTTACGTGTATGAACCTTTAAGATCTTTTCACGTCCGATAAAGTCTGGATTAGGAACAGTAATTTGACGATCAAAGCGACCTGGACGAAGTAGGGCAGGATCTAATACGTCAACTCTGTTTGTTGCTGCAATAATAATAATTCCTTCATTTTCATTAAAGCCATCCATCTCAACAAGTAATTGATTAAGTGTTTGTTCACGTTCGTCGTTTCCTCCGCCTAATCCCGCGCCGCGATGTCTACCAACAGCATCAACTTCGTCAACAAAGATAATGCATGGAGCATTTTTCTTTGCTTGTTCAAACATGTCACGAACACGACTAGCACCAACACCAACAAACATTTCTACAAAGTCTGAACCAGAAATACTAAAGAATGGTACACCTGCTTCACCTGCTACTGCTCTAGCAAGTAATGTTTTACCTGTACCAGGTGGTCCGACTAGCAGAACGCCTCTCGGTATTTTTCCACCAACTAATTGGAATTTATTAGGTTCACGAAGAAATTCAACAACTTCTTGTAAATCTTCTTTTGCTTCATCAACACCAGCAACATCGTCAAATTTAACTGTTCCTTGTGTTTCGAGTAATTTCGCTTTAGATTTTCCAAATCCCATAGCGCCGCCGCCTCCTCGACCAGTCATTGATCTTGCTAGCCAGAACCAAACAAACATAAAAATAATTAAAGGTAAAATGTTAGATGCTAGAGTAGTCCATATACTTTCTCCACCTATAGGTTTTGCTGTAATTTGAACTTTCTTTGCTTCTAGTTTAGGTATAATTGTGTGTCCGCTTGGTAGATATGTTTCAAATGTACGATTGTCAGTAAAATGACCTGTAACTTCATTTCCTTCAATTGTGACATCGTGTACACGCCCTTCATCGATTTGAACTAAGAAATCACTAAAATTAATTTCTCTAATATCTGGGTGTTTTTCTTGGTTTTGCCACATTGCAAATAGTAAACCTGCAACTACAGCAAAAGTAATCCATGGTATATATCTTTTCCATTTTTTCATGATATGTTCCTTATGAACGTTTTTTTCCGCACTTTTAATAATTTATCTTATTATTTCACAGAATGCTATAATTCTATCATCTGATCGTAATATTGTTTGATATTTTTCTTCTATTTTTGTAGTTAATCCGTATACTTTTTCTTCGGGTGTTATATTACCAAAATAATAGGTTTTAATTTTTTTGATGGGATTTAAAATTTTATTAAATGTCAGTGATTCACTTAGATAAACTAAATTTAAAAAATTAGCAAAGTATAATAATTTAACTCCATTAAAATATGCTTCAGAACTAAATGGTAATTCTTTATAATCTTCTTTGTTTTTAATAACAGAAAATTCTCTTTTTAATTCTTTATGTTCTTTTAAAAAAACAGTATCAGTTGTTTCAAATCCTTTAGAAAATCCTATAGGATTATCTCTGATTAAAGAACCAGATGTTAAATCTTTTTTAACAAAAATAGTATCCACAATTGCACTAGCAACATTTCCAGTACATATTATTGAATGTTTAGATCTATAAATTTGATTGTTAAATTTGTAGATTTTACTAACAATCTCTGCTTCGTCGAATTCTTTAAAAGAATCCTGTCCTTTATTAAAATCAATTTCGAAAGCAAAAACACTAGCATATAATCGTTGATTATTTTCGTTGATAGATGAGATATGTTTTAAAAAATTCCAATGGATTTCTGCTAGTGTTTTTGCTAACCAAACAGGATCTAAGCCATTATAATTTAAATGAGGCATTCCTATTTCGAATTTCATTGTAAAGATATTTCCTTTATCTTTACAACATTTCGCAAATCTTCTTTAGTAATATTATTTGTCATTTTTGCTACAGGTAGCCATCCTATAGCTAGATGAGGGTCACCCCATTCCATATTAACTATGTTAGATATATTATGTTTGTCAAACCATCTTTTTATTCGAAACATTTGATATCGTTCTACAACTGCTGGAAGAGTGTCTCCAAACCATAGTCTGCTACTTCCTGATATTTTACTCATAGGCAAAATGTGAGTATCATATGCTAATTCATCTTCTGCATAAACTACTTCTTGTATATGACGTCCAATATGAGCATAGTTGGCATAGCAAATACCGAATGTATCTTTTACTGTAAAATGCTTGTATGCGTTTTCGGGTAACACATATCTTTGACAATTTAACTCAACGAATATCTGTCCTTGAGGATATGAATTATTATGTCTCATAATAGTTTCTAATCCGTGTAAACGTGAATTTAGATCATTCCATAATTCTTGTCTACAGAATTTAGTATATTCGGCACCTCTATCAGTTTCTGCAAAATTAATATGAACAAAATTTACATCTTGCTGTATATTTTCATATCTAATATTAGGCATTACAATGCCTTGAAGATAAGAATTTATTTCGTCGATAAGTTTATTAGTTTTATCTAAATAATCTATTACATTTTGATGTGAACCAAAATTAAAAAGCCTCTCGTTATCAATTAAAGGATTTCCGGTATCTAAAAAATCTTTAATTCCTTGCAACCACAATTGTGAATGTTCATAAGGAAGAGGTTCATAGTTTATATCGATTTTACTATTATCTAAATTCTCTAAGGTAAATGTAACAGTCATTATATTTCCTAGGGTGGCTCCCCGACCTGGACTCGAACCAGGGACCCAGCGATTAACAGTCGCTTGCTCTACCAGCTGAGCTATCGGGAAACAACTTTATATATAGTAAAGTATTACAAAGTTTTTGTCAATAAAGATTGGAAAAATTCTTTGTTTTCTTTTTCAATACTTTTAATTATTTGATCTATTAAATCCCAATTTGAAATCCAAGATTTATGTGGTCCAGGATTTTTAACCAAATTGATTTCATCTGCTCTTTTAAAATTTTCTTCATCTAATTCTGGTATTTCTAATAACTTAGGTACTAAACGAAGAGGATCTTTTGAATAATTTTCATAATTTATTATTTGTGCAACTTGTAAAAAATCTTTAGGAATATTTCTATACCATCTTAGTGTTTCTGTATATTGATTGAAAAAATCTAAAGGATTTAAATGAAATGGTGTAATCTTAACATCATTTAAATGTCTTTTATGTAAATGCCATCTTCCTATATAAGGTCTAATAAGTTGGCTAAATGTAATATCGATTGGATCTCGAACATTAAGAATACAATACATATCTGTTGAAAAAGGAAAAGGTTCTGCATGACAATGTACTAATGATCCATTTGGTGCTTCTTTTATTTTATCAAGATCAGTCCACAAAAACTTTAAACTTAAATTATTTGCCCTATAAACTTCTAATATAGTATTAGATAACACTACGCTACCTGTTCTTCCTGGACTTAATACTAACCATCGATCATTCTTTGTTATTGTCTTCATTATTAATCCTTAATATAAGATCTTCAATCCATTTTTCTATATTATAATCTGTTACTTTAATGTCGTATTTAGTGGGGGGTTCAAATAGTTTATTTGTATCTTCAAATCTTCCTTTGTTAATAGTATCAATCCACACAGTTATATCAGCATCAAATATTTTACGTAATTCTTCAGTTGGACAGACATAATCACAAATAGCGATAATCTTATTTTCCTTACATATATTTGCTTTTTTGGTTATTCTTTTTGTTTGTCTCAATCTTCCCTTTTCGGAAAAATCCCAATCGTTATACATCTTGCGTATATGATCACCATTGTACCAAGAAAAAGATTTATTTTCTTTTTGAAATCGGTCAATTAACTTATGAGCAAATGTAGTCTTACCTGCCCCGGGTAACCCCATAATTAAGATCTTAATCATAGAGTATTTAAAAGGGCGGCAACGGACATACCGCCCTTCTTGATTATCTTCTTGCTTCGATATGCATATGATTAAAGTGGCCTTTTACTTTCCAAAGAACCATATAACCTGCTGCTCTTGCTCTAGCAGCAACACCATCAAACCAATGACGTGTGCGAGGATTGCTTGCTTCGACTACTCCACGTCCAACGTTAATGTCAATAGCACGACCACCGTAGTGACCGCGACCGTGGTGAACATGATGAACACCACCGAAAGCAGGATGCTCCGAAACGCGGATGCCCTGATGTTGTAACATGCGGCCATATGATACAATACTTTGTGAAGAGTGACCAGCATGTCTTAATTTAACTTCACCCATTTGTGGGTTCATATGCCAATTTTGACCTCCAAAGATAGCATCTAATGGATTGTCAAATGTCTGTTCGTGTGATGAATACTGAGTACTCTTATAATAACTACGTGCTAATGCTCTATCGCATGTCGCAGACAAAGCAATAGACATGGCTACTAATAGTATAATCTTCTTCATATTTTTCCTTTCATGATAAGCGCAACTAACTACCCTTCTTGAGCGGGGTGATTAATTATTATCCTTATGAGCCATAGATATGTTGCTCCTTAGTTGCGTCTGCTGATCGGCTGTCCGTATGCGATCAGTAATACCACCAAATTTGGTTGGTTATATATTTACCGGAAAAATAAAGGAGAATAATAACACGTTTTTACTAAACTAATAGCAATAAATACAATGCGAGAGGATCCCTGCATGTCTATATGGATTTTGAGTCAACATAGTATAGAACACTATGAAAACGATAGACTTTTGAAAGCATTTAGTAACCTAAAGTTAAATGCTAAGTTAATGAATCCTGATCAATTTGATATTATTGTTAATAGACATAACAGAAAAAGTGTTAGATATAATAATACACAAATCACTCTTCCTAAGATAGTTCTAAATAGAACAGGTTCGGGAACAAATTATTTTACTTCAGCAGTTATTAGACAACTTGAAAAATTATCTGTAACAACAGTTAACAGTATAGATGGTATTAATAATGTTAAAGACAAATTATTAGCACATCAAATTTTATCTCAAAACAATATTCCAACTCCAAAAACTATGTTAGTTAAGTTTCCAGTTTCTAGTTCTTTAGTAGAAGGAGAAATTGGATTTCCTTGTGTAGTAAAAGTTCTACAAGGGAGTTATGGTAGAGGTGTTTATCTTTGTGAGAATAAAAAATTATTTGAAGACCTTATGGGACTAATAGACGGACTAGGTCTTAAGAAAATTATGATAGTTCAAGAGTTTATAGATAATAGCAAAGGCACAGATCTTCGTGTTTGGGTTTTAGGTAACAGAGTTATTGGTGCAATGAAAAGAACAGGACCACAAGGTGACTTTCGTGCTAATATCACAGGTGGCGGCACTGGTGAAGCATTTGAAGTAACAGAAGAAATAGAAACACTTTGTATTAAAACAGCAAGAGCCTTAGGATTAGATATAGCCGGCATCGACTTATTATTTGACAACGACGGGTTCAAAGTATGTGAAGCAAATTCTGCTCCAGGTTTTGAAGGTTTTGAAACTTATGTTAAAGTAAATGTCGCAGAACAAATTGCTGAATATATAGAAGCAAGATTAAAAATCTAAAATTGGAGGGGAGGATGGGAATCGAACCCACATATAAAGGTTTTGCAGACCTTCCCATAACCGTTCTGGCACCTCCCCAATTTGGCAACCCGTTAGCGAGTACGCTTTGGAATGCGGACTATTATACCCCTACACAGTTGATGTAGGACTTATTTGACTCCCAAGCATTGTATGGAAGTCTGCCGCGACGGGTCAAGCGCGACAAATTTTGGCAGAGGTAGTAGGAGTCAAACCCACGCCCTCGGTTTTGGAGACCGATGTGCTATCGTAACACTTTACCTCTATGGTGGGGGAAGTAGGACTCGAACCTACGAAGGCTTAGCCAGCGGATTTACAGTCCGCCCCCTTTGCCGCTCGGGACATTCCCCCATAACTGGTTGGCATGGGTAGATTTGAACCACCGACCTTTCGATTATCAGTCGAATGCTCTAACCAACTGAGCTACACGCCAATAAATGGTACCGACACCGGGTAACGATCCTGGACTAAAAGATCCACAATCTCTCGTGCTACCACTACACTATGTCGGCTTAAATGGTGCTCTCTGACAGAATCGAACTGCCAATAACTGATTACTAATCAGCTGTTATACCATTTAACTAAGAGAGCGTATTATTGTATAATCCTTTTGATGTCTTGGTCTGCCATTACCTTTATTTCCACCTTTATATGTAGGTGTTTGCGAATGGCAGTTTGGACACATGTATCTAAAATTGGAAGGATGATTGTTTGTTGAGTCGCCATCTATATGATCAATTTCTAATGTTATAGATGATCCGTTCCATTCAGATAAACCACAAACATCACATTTATATCCTTTAGTTTCTTTTAGATATCTAACTATGATACTTTTAGTTGGTTCTTTATCTCCCTTTAACCATAGTTTAACTTTTTCTTTACCTTCAAATTCTTTTTGACATTTATTATCGCAAAACTTATTTGTACTACTAAAGCTGAATTTATTCTCTTTTCCACAATGTAAGCAAAGATAAGTTTTTGGTATTCCTTTAATTCCTCTAGGCATATTGGTAGACCTCCTATAATTATTTATCAGGTCTACCTATATCCAACCTAAACTTTTTAATTTAGGATATATTTTTTGTTCTACATATATACCATAAGATTCGTTAGTTGGATGAAAAAATTCTGTATCTAAGTTATTACTTATACACCAATTATACATACCTTCTTCGATAAAGTCAATATCTTTTTCTATTAATATTTTTTTAAAGTTTTTCCAATGTTCGTCCTTAACAAATTCTTCTTGTGATTGAGTAACTAATATGTGAGGACATAATTTCTTTAATATTACAAGCATAAAAAGTAATTGATGAAGTACTTCTGCATCATCATTTGGTTTTTTTCTATTAGAAAATTTATGAAGAATTGGACTAATAGGTAATAAAGATATTCTTTTTTTATTATCGATTTTATTGTCTCTTATATGATAATGAGAAATAAACAATTTATTTTTTACAAATCTATCTGCTTTTTGAACGGAATCTAAATGTTCGTGTCCTATATGTACAACAGAATGTAGAGACCATCCTATTTGCCAAATAATAATATCATTTTTATTTAAATCATTATCAATTAGCCAATCTTGCATTAATTGTATTTGTAAAAGAATTTGTGCAGCAGGCTTGGCAAAATTTATTAATTCACAATTTAGTTTATTTGATAATTTCTTAGGCCAAGAATGATCTCCAGCTGCTCCACTATCACCTAAAATTATTAAACGCATATATTATTTATTGGTGCTAATGATTGGAATTGAACCAATTTTGAAGATCTTATGAGAGTCTTTCGATGCCATACCGACCCACTAGCATATTGGTGCTCCCTAGGGAATTCGAATCCCTGTTTTCGCCGTGAAAGGGCGACGTCCTAACCGCTAGACGAAGGGAGCAAAAATGCTAAATTCTTATTCACACTGTCAAACAACAAGATTACTACTTTATAATAGTCTTTTTAGCAGTAATCTTCTTTTCTTCCTTCTTGTCCTTGAAGTTTTTCTTCATGGCTTTGAAGTATAACTCTTTTTCTTTATCTTCATCACGTTCTATAATTGCTTTATACATCTTTTGTATTAGTTTAGGCCACTTCATATTCGTTCTCCTCTCAATAAAAAACCCCGGAATTTTACTTCCAGGGTCTTGTAAACGTATATGTGATTCTTAAATCACCACGCAAGACCCCGACTGGTATTTTCATACCAGCATACCATACTAATTTGATTATTGCGTTGATTCATTTTTGAACTCACGTTTCCTTATTGTCTTTTATTTATACACGAAGATTAGAAACATGTCAACCTTTTTTTGGATTATTAAAGTCTACGTCCAAATTTATTCTTCCAGAATAAAATAATATATCATCTATCTCTACAACTTTGTCTTTAGTATAATACCAATTATCGAAAATACAAATATCACCTTTTACCACTAATTCTTCATTATCTATTTTATATTCACAATACTTTTTATTTCCTAATATTGTAGCATCTTTTGGACAAATACTTTTAACATAATTAACTTCTTCTATTGATTTAAATTTATAATTAATTGCTGTAGGACCTATTTCACTCATTCCCCAATTAGTAATAAATATACATCCTTTAGATACAAATGCTTCTATAATATCCCAAGTAACAGGTTCTGCCCCACACATAATAGTAATATTTGATAAATCAATATCTTTAAATCCTTTTGTTTTCATTATTGCTTTAGCATGTAATGGAGTAATATGTGAATGAGAAAATCTTTTTATATTTTTAATAAACGTATATGGACTAAATTTTTCAATTATAGTCATTGCTCCAATTTCATAACCAGGAAGAGTTTGTCCAAATAATCCACCAGCATGATCCATTTTCATAACAGTATAGATTCTACTAGTTCCAGTAAGTCCGTTAACAATCCTAGAAATTCTATTTGCTGCTCTAATTTTTTTAGGTGGTTGGAAGAATGGTTTTGAAGGTCCGGAAGAACCCGAACTATGAATTGTAATACCTTCTTCTAAAATCTTTTGAAATTCCATTTTATTTTTTCATGAAATATTTTTCAGTTCCATCTACTACTTTTTTAACAAGAAGGTAAGGAGTGAATGGAAATAGGAAAGGAATGAAAGCATGTATTAATCCAGTAACGGCGCTAATAATAGTTATAAACACAAAATAGAGTGCTATAAAAAGATGTTTGAAATAACCCGAATTAATTTCTTTTAGATGATTAAAATCTATATAGTTTTTAAGTCGAAACATATTACTTACTTTATACATGTTTAGAAATTTTGTCAATAATTGTTTCATCGATTTCGACTAGTTTTCTTAATCTTTCTACTTCACTATGACATATTTGTTTACTGGGATCTTTCCAATCAAATTCATAAGCCAAATTAAGTCTCTCACGCCATTCTTTAAGTTCTCTAACAAGTTTTTGTTTTTCTTGAAAAACAACAAAATCTACAACAGTCATTTGAGGCTCCTATAACATTAATTAGCCTCGAGTCGTAAAAAGAGGCTGCTTCAGGAGCAGCCTCTAAAATATTAGTTTAATCTAGCAACATGCACTGATGCTGTACTAGTCATTCCAATTGCTCTAGCAGCGCCATATGAAAGATCTAATTGACGTCCGCGAACAAATGGACCGCGATCATTAACAGTTACAGTTACACATCCACGGTGACAAACATGAAGTTGTGTACCAAATGGAAGTGTCTTATGTGCTGCTGTCATAGCATGTGGATTAAAACGCTGTCCACTAGCAGTATATTTGCTCAACTTCTCACCGTGTCCGTAAAAAGAAGCAACCATACGCTGACCAGCGGAAATAATGCCACCGAATAGTCCGCCGTTATCTGCCTGTTCTTGAGCAGGCTGTGTGTGTCGAGAATGACGGCTCTGCTTTACAGCAGTCTGAGTGTGAGGCTGTCCAAACATTCCATCAAAAAGGTCTGTAACAGGATCTGCTGATGCCGGTGTAGCAAAGCAAATAGCCACAATAGCAGCCATCACAATATTTTTCATATTAAACATAATTTTTACCTTTCTTGTTAAGTTCGTTAGCACAATGCCAGACGAACATAGTAAGTGTTGAACGAAATATGAGAACGTTCAACTTGCCTTTCCCAAGTTATGGGAAACTCTAAATTTTTAGAAATTTAAGTCTTTAAGTTATGCTATGTAAAAAACTAGCATAACAGCAAGAGCAAGCATTGAAGTTATAACAAACATAGCATTCTGCTTTTCTGTCTGTGCTATAGCGATTGCTTTTGCTTTGGACTTACGCATAATATTAATCCTTTGGTTTACGATAAAAAGCTCGTTTTGTATTTAGCCAGTTTTATCGCACATAAAACTGCATATAATGGCGGTGGGACAGGGATTCGAACCCTGGGTACCGTTTCCGGTACGACGGTTTAGCAAACCGCTCCTTTCGACCTCTCAGGCACCCCACCGTTCATAGTATTAATATATATGTTTATTTGGATTATGTCAAGAATTATGATCTAACTTATGATCAAACGGTGGATCGTTTCCTGGATCACTGTCTTTAAGATTCATATACAATACACGATTACTTAGAATCTCGATCCATGTCTGTTGTTTTGGATCATTTAATTCCCAGAAGTTGAACTTCATATTACTTTGTACAGGACGAACATACATAGTTTTTTCTTTTGGAATAATCATTATCTGACTTGTAGTACGCATTTTTTTCTTTTTAGTAGTTGTGCGTAAAGCATTAAGTTGTCCGTCGTGTGTATAATCTAATGTTAAGCCATCTAGAATATCTTCGGGGTCTTCTGCTTTTTTAACAACATCTTCGCCTATAAGTCTACGTGATTCGGCACTAATACGACTCATTGTTTGATTGTCGTCAACTCCACGCTGATATCCTGCCCAAGGTATCCAAATACCGTAGTTAGTTCTTACAACTGTTTGATCCTTTGGAATTTCTTTAATAATATAATCATATCCCTTTGATTTATATTCTCCTGGCTTCCAGGCACCTTCGAGTAGATACATAGTTTCTTGATTGAATATAAGTGTATTGCCTGTAAGTTTTTGTTTAATAAGACTCATAGCAACTGCTTTAATATTTGGAAATGTTAATGCTTTTTTAATTTTTGCACCGTCTTTACTTGGAGTCTTTGAACGCTTCTCTATTTCTTTCTCGTCGTCCATAACCATAAGACTAGCACTTAGTACACCTACACCTGCGGAATTCATTCCTTCGCAATACTGTGTAATGTCATCCCAGAAGTAAAGTATTTCTACACCATCACCAATTTTCTTCTTAAAACTAATTTCGGGGATATAGTTACGATCACGGTTCTTTACAGCAACCCAACCAGTTCCTTCAAAGTATTTTCCAATAACAATACACATGGTGTATTTATCAAAAAGAAACCGCCCGCATTGCGCGAGCGGCTCTTGGGAGGGTTTTTAACAGGGTTTACTCTGTTAGTAGAGCAACACCTTCTTTGCCAACTAGAGCGTGAACACGACCTAGAATCTGTAGAACAACACCAAATACGCCTAGTGCCATCCAACCAAAGAACACAAAGCCCCAATGTAGCGGTGCTACAAAGAGTTCTTCCATGAACCAGAAAGTATGACCCCACTCGTTGAGACCAACGTTTGGAATAATCATAAATGGTCCAATAGCAACGATCAAGAATGCTAATGAATAGCCTTGAGCGAAGTATGGAATACGTGTTCTTGCATAGAAGAAAGCACCAACAGCAATAACGCTGTAGATTGGATATGACATATAGAACTCAATGATGTGACTTGGAGTAAAGTCTGTATCACGAATAACTGTCATGTGCCAAGTACCGTCCTGCTCTGTAAAGAACGAAGCACCCCAATAAATGGCAATGCCGTAAACTACGAGCCACTGTACAAGAACAACTAGTCTGCGCATTTCCTCACGTGGAGAAACTGCTGCAAGGTTACGATCGCGAGTCTTCCAAAGATAACCTGCGAGGCCTAAACCCGAAACTAGTTCTAGAGGAATTTCAGTCCATAGGATTGACATCCAATATGTCTGGAACTCTGGAGCGAACGAATCAAGGCCAGCTCTCCAGCCAAAGATTTGTTCATATATACGTACAATTAGGTAAAAAACATTGAGTGTTACTAGTCCGATCCACATACCACGTAAATCGACTACTTGTGCGTCTGTGTCTGAAACTGCGGCAGTCTTAGTTAATATTGCCATGTCTTATTCTCCTTAAAGTTAAAGTTTGGCATATTTTACACAAGTTATATGAGTAGTTTACTCAACACCTCCCTGGTTAAAGTATCTTATTACTCTGACAAGTATTTATAATCTTGTCTTATAACTGTATTGATTTTTACTATATCGTTTGGATTGCGTCAAGATATTATTTTATCATATTTTTAATTGTACATCGTTTAATTCTACATCACACGCTACTACAAATCTATTTTTGTGACTTTGAATTATTCCAGGACGATGCCATATTTTACTGGGATATATTAGCCAAGTTTTAGGAGCAGGACGTACAAAGAATCTTTCTGGAGCATCTACTCCGTTTGGAGCAAATTCTGTTCCGCAGGTATCATAATCTCTCACATCATCCGGTATGTAAGCATAATAAATTCCGCTTAATTTTGTTTTATTTGGATCTGAAAGATGATTGTGCCAGAGATTATCTCTATTTTCTGCTGTATCATGATTAGTCATAAAGCTCCACGCTAAGACATTAGATATTTTAACTTCTCGACCTAGATATAAAAAAACAGATAAAACAAAAGTCATACGAAGTTTCATCCAAATTTCTTCTTGTCGTCCGAATACATTTTCTTTTGTTTGATATTTTGGACTGTTGGTATAATAATTTCCAGAATCGATAATTTCTTTAACAATTCTACAAATCTCCTTATCTTCTTTATCTGTAAAAAGACTGGAGAAATTAAATTTTCTATAGATATTATTTTGATCCAGTATTGGAATCATTTGTGTCCTTGGAGCGGGTTTACCACTCTGAACTTATTTATATATCTTATGCTAAATACTACAATGAAACGAGCGATATGTCAAGAATGTAATTTAGAATTTATCCTAAGTAACGGATCTTTTGGAAAATTTTGTTCATTGTCGTGCGGGACAAAATATAGAAACAAAGTTAATAAAGAAGCCTCGATAAAAAAATATCAACTAAATCCTACTAATTGTAATTATTGCCAAACACCGCTTGAATATAGTAAAAGAAAAAACAAATATTGTTCTCAGAGTTGTGCTGCTAAAATAACAAATAAAACTCCTCGAAAAAGGGGGCCGCAGCCAATCGAAAAACATCCTTGTTCTAAAGTAAAATTTATTTTATGTAAACATACTAATCAATATTACTCTAATAGAAATTTAGATGGATCTATACGACGATGTTCGCCATACATTAAAACACTTAAAGAAAAATACTATTCTGCCTCAAGGTTTAGATTTAATATATATCATTATCCTGAAGAGTTTGATTTGGAACTAATAGAAAAATATGGATGGTATACTTGTCCAGGAAAAAAAAGAAAAAAACAACCAAAGAACATATCAGGAGTTAGCAGAGATCATATTATATCAGTTAGTTATGGATTCGCTAATAATATTGATTCGAAAATTATATCTCATCCTGCTAATTGTAGAATAATATTACACTCAGAAAATAAAGTTAAATCTGGTAAATGTGACATAACATTTGAAGAATTATTAGAAAGAATAAAATTGTGGGAAGAAAAGTACACCGAGCGGGATAACGGAATCGAACCGATGACGAAAGATTGGAAATCTTTAGTTTTACCCCTAAACTAATCCCGCTCGCTATACTCTCCTATTTATTTATTAGTCCCATAAATTCATATAATATTTTCCAAAAAGATCTAAACCTTCTTGTATTTTCTCATAATACTCTGTGTAACCTTTTTGGTCAAATTTATGTGTATCTTTAGGACCTTTTACCATTTGATAACTTGTGGTGTTTCCGTCTGCGTCTTTAATAGGAACCCATTTAATATCATGTGTACCACTGTGAAATTGACTGTCTCTATCACGATCAACAATTTGTTCAAATGACCAAATCATTTTATCCATAATCTCATGCCATTGTTTATGACCTAATTCCCAAGCCTTGTTATCATCATCCTTGTACCAATCAAAACAGCCTTGTGGAGAGTTAGAAGTTTCATTAAAAGGTTTTAATCCTCCAGGAGAACCGTGTTTCTCATCACGTAGTTGTTTCAGCATTGGCAGTATAATATCTGCCAATGTTTCTGCCATGTTCCAAGTATCCCAAGGATCAATCCTTACTTGAACTTTTTGTTCAGCATTTGGATTTCTTTTAGTAACCCAGTTACTTGGATAACGTCCAATATGAACTTTCATTAGTCTCGTTCGTATTCTTCAATATCATCGTCATCGTCTTCAATAACGTGAGATCGAGTAGTTCCGTCAGCAACATTGTCTAAGTCATCATTTTCTTCTTTGATTTCTTCAACTTCGAGTTCACCGTAGAAGATCACTTCACTTTCGTCTTGATCCCAGCCTAAATCTTCAACGCCCGAATACCAGTTTTCGTTGAACGCATCTTCAAACTCAGCCTGTTCATCTTCAGTTAATTCGTCGTCGTATTCAAATTCAATCCAACACCCGTCGTCAAAACTATGATCATCAACATTATAATCATAAATCATAAGGCCTTCTTCTGGATCGTAATTTTCAAGATTAGGTTTCTCGTCTGTAGTAAAGTAACCCCATCTATAACCTTGTTTAATGATAGCAAACTTGCCATCTTTTGTGAAAGATTCTTTTTCGACAACGTTTTTCTTTTCTACAGTACTAACCTTGTACATATTAATCGTCCTTCTTTCCGATCTTCATAACTAGGCACTTACATGCTCCACCTGATTTCATAAACTCACTCATATCAAACTGTTGTACTTTATATCCTAACATACTAAGTTTGTTTGCGACTGAGTTACATTCGGGCATGAACACATGATTCTTAATAATAACAGCATTACAAGCAAAGGTCAATGCTTCTTCCTCTGTTACCTCTACCGAAAACTTTCTATCAGTATACTTTCTAATCTTCTTCTGTGATTCTTCACTAAACGCATCCGGATACCAAAGTACTCCTTTCTCTCTCATTAGGGGAGCAAAGCAAGTATCAAGATGATAGAAGCGTGGATCAACAAGATGTAACTTTTTTAAGTTGTCTATGTTAGTAAAAGGAAATTCGTCGTGAATTCTCTTGTCACTTCTAAATCCCCATCCGATCCAGTGATTGTCCATATCACCTTTTAAGAGATCACCTTCACCTTCAAATGGATAGTGTGTATAAACAATAGAATATCCATTTTCTTTAAACCATTCGATAAAGTGTACTTCTTCACCCTTACGCTGTTCATTTCTAAAATTAGAAATATAAACCATATTATGTTTTCTCTTATAGAATCCAGCATTAGCAGTAAACACCATATCTGGTAATCCTGGTTGTGGATCTATTAGATAAACATCAGCAACATCGCGGAGAGCATTATAAAGTTTACGCCATTGCTTCTCTGCTAATTCTTTGTCAACTTGATTTATATTGTCACTCATCCATGGATTAATGTCATAATCGACATTAAAATACATCGGTGGACACATTAGAAGTTTATTCAACGGCTTCTTCCCTTTTTTCAATAACACGATCAGCAAGACCATAAGCAACTGCTTCTGCGGCACTCATGAAATAATCACGTTCCATATCAGCAGCAAGTTCATCATATAGTTTACTTTGCGAATTATGTTTAACGTAGATATTTGTGAGATATTCTTTCATCTTTTGTATCTCACGTGCCTGAATTTGGATATCAGTTGCCTGTCCTCTTGCTCCGCCACTTGGTTGATGTATCATGTGACGAGCATGTGGAAGTATAAGTCTTTTACCTGGAGCACCTGCTTGTGCTAATAGTGAACCCATCGAACATGCTTGTCCCATAGCAATAGTAACAACATCTGGTTTAATGAATTGCATTGTATCGTAGATAGCCATACCAGAAGTAACTGATCCACCGGGACTATTAATGTACATATAGATATCTTTACTATTTTGACTTTCGAGGAAGAGTAATTGAGCACAAATTACTCCACTCATGTGATCGCCAACTTCTCCTTCGAGCATAATGATACGATCTTTAAGCAAACGACTATAGATATCATAAGAGCGTTCACCGCCTGATTCTTTTTCAATAACAACTGGAACTAATGCCATTAGCGTCTTTTAACCTCCGCACGTTGAATAAAATTAGGACCACTAGAAACAAATTCTAGGCCACTTTGATTAGCAATATACAACTTACTACGGGGATTGTATACCATTTCCATGCGAATAGTTCGATTAAGACTTACTATTAGTCTTTGTCCTTCTTGAAATTTTAATACTTCTGCTATTTGTGATTTTCCATTATCGGAACAAGTCACTGTCACTGACTGTCCGTATTGTCCTTCTACTGCCATTCTGTGTCCTTTCGTAGACTCTGTTTAATTTAGTCATAGGGATTGTATTTTGTTCTAAAACGTGATCTTTTACTTTGCCTTCGATATTAACTTTGTCACCAACCTTAAATCCACTCCAATCGTGTGATGAAAAGAATAGAAACAAGTTTCCTTCACAAATACCTTGAACAACACATCCTGGAAAATTATTACTCTTATTATTTTTAATAATTTCAAAATCTTTTAAAAATACCTTGCCACCTATAGCACCAACATAGTTACTTTGAATACTGTTTAATTTTTCTTTATATAAATCTTTATTTTTACCGTTTTGGAAATAGAGCGGAGCAGAAGCAATCCATCCAAACTTATTTGCTCCTGCATACTCGTTATTAAGAATAGTATATAGGTCAGTTGTATAACCATGTTTATTGTTTAGGAGATTAAAGATTTCTTTTTTAGTATATTCACGAATTTCTTTTGCTTTTTCTCTATGTTCATCAGAGACTTTAATAACAGGAGGTTTATTACCATTATTACCGTAGTAATCAACCATAAAGTGATATCTTAGAATTTCTTTATTAGCATATTTGGTAATATGTGCGTCATCGTATATAAATGTTGGTTCGTTATGTTTGATGTAGCCTTTATTGTGTTCGAAAGCAGCAATAGCAGCCGCAAGAACTTCAAGAGTTTCAAACTCGCTAATTTCAACACCGGTAACGGACATTCGGATTTTCCTATGTTTGGATTTCTATTCTACTATAATAGTATATGATGATCCAAACTCTTTGTCAAGTCGTTCAAGACTCTCTTTTACTCGTTCCGTCTCTCGTTCGATTTGTGAGTTGCGTTCGGCAACACGGGCTTCTCTCTGCTTTTGTTTCATTTGCTGTTGAACAAATTGATAAGTCTTTTTCATAAGATTTTTAAGAACTGGATGAGTTGTATCATAATTAAAATCTTTGAAGTAAGCAGAAAGATTAGGACTAAGCAGTCGACCTGCTTGGTCCTTTGTCATAGCAGTTTGACTAAAGTTTTTTAGCAGACGCATTGTGCGATCATAGTCATTATTAGTTTTTCTCAATAGCTCACGACTAAGATTATACGCATAGGCTTCTATCTCGTCCGGATTTCCCAGATATTCTTGACTCTGTTTAATGGTTGGATCCGTGTGCCTGCTTCGATATTGCCTACCAGGGCGAAACTCACGAGATCTATATTGAGCCTGATGTATCATCTCGTGTTCGAGAAAGTCTATGACCTTCGTGGCGAATTCACGCCATCCCTCTTTATCCATAGTGACATTTGGGTTTTCTTTTGGGAATACCACCATTATTTCAAATGGTTTTTCTTCTTGTTCATCTTCGTCAGGATCATAATAAGCATTAAGATTTAAATCATTATTCTCAACATTTGTACTCTTTTGTGTTGTTATTACAACATTTGGACCTACAATTTTTCTGAGATGAGAAACCACCTGCTTAGGTGTAACTTCTTTGTTAAAGAATTTTTGGAAACTCTGAAATATACGAGTTCCCTCAGTTTCGTTATGATATGGTAAAGGTAGCATTAGTTATTTAATGTCTATACTTGATTCTGCCCTTTTCTAAATCATAGGGACTCATTTCTAATGTAACAACATCACCTTCAAGTATTTTGATCTTGTTTTGTCTTATCTTTCCACTACCGTAAGCAAGAACTACATGTCCATTTTCTTTAACGGTAACTCTATACATACTATTGGGTAATACTTCAGTAACTGTACCCATTAACTCAATCAACTCTTCTTTAGCCATTTATATGACTCACTGTTATATTCTCCTTAGTTAGGTTAATAATAATGTATTAAGATTTATTTGTCAACCTGTATTACCTTGATCATTTGCTGGTAAATTGGCAGTAGGATCTGTAACTATATTTGGATTATCTGCTTGTGCTTTTGCCAATTGTAATTGATAGTTCTGATCAATTTCTTTATCACGTTGACGAAGATATGTTGCTAATAAAGCATTACTTACCCAAGCACCCATATATCCCATAAAAAACCATTCTGTAAATTGTTTAGTAACAAGTAGATATATAAATCCCCAAGTACTAATAACGAAAGCAACAAATCGATTCATCTTGCTTTCGTTAAGTTTACCATCTATACAAACTAAATCTTCCAAATCAAATTTGTTTGTTTTACTTCTATGCCATGACCATATTAAAAACGTAAACATAGTCATTAACACAATTAATAAAAACCACATAACAAAGTCTTCAGGCTTTGCTGCTATAGTTGTAAGTAATTGTTGCCAAATTGGATGTTCAGTTGCTTTGTGAACAACTTCTTTTGTAGCATCTGCTACAGTATCAGCAGTAGCAGATGGATCAGGGCATGTTACATCTTTTGACATTTATTGTCCTTCGTAATATTTCTCTAATGCGTCCATTTTAGCATTTTGTTCTTCGATATAACGACGAAGTTCAGCAGCATTAAGACTTAGATTCTTATATCCTTCAGGAGTAGTAGCAATGAATGTAGCAGTACCTCCATTTGCTTCTAATGCCTTTAACTTTGATTCCATGTTCTTACGAGTAAGTACAGTCCATTTAACTGGTAATTGCTCAACCGGACGTACTTGTGGAAGAACAATATTAGGACGATTTTGAATTTCTGGTTTAATCATTGTTGTGCTATTACATGCTGCTAATCCTAGAGCAGACATTATTATTAAAACTTTATTCATCTCTTGCCTCCTAATAGTTCTGGGCATATCGAATTTTTAACTTTACCTGATAGTTCATCTTTTGTTAGTGGTGATCCTGTTATTAATTCATTACAACGATGAGCATCTATTGTTGCTCTGTTAATTGATAATTCCATTGCATCTGGATGAGTAGCAATATCCTTTCCAAAATCTCTAGGTTTTCCATTTTTATCTTTATTGAACTTGTCAGAAATATCTTTAACTTTGTTGTCAAAATCGCTGACTTTTTTACCATATTCTGTTTGAATATTATTCATTCTAGTAATATCCATTTTAAGTTGATCCATTGCTAATTTTTGTGAACTAACAACATCAACTAATCTAGCCTGTTCTGCTTTAGCAGCCTCTAGGCTAGATTGTAAACTTTTTACATAAAAAAAGGCAGCAATTAGTAATACTAGAACAACTAGGATCGTTACTATTCTTGCTCCCATACCGCTTAGAAAACCAAACATTTCACACTCCTTTATCCTAATATTTTTTCAATGCGATTGAAGAAAGCGATACGTTCGTCTTGTCCGTTCAATCCGCCATTAATTCTTAATGTAATATCTCTTAAACGATTTTGATCAGCAAGTTCGTTAAGACCATGTGACTGCCAGAACCAAGCAGCACTTGTTGATGCTCCTTCTGGAGTTTCTACCCAATCTGGATTAGTAACTAGATCCTGTCCTACTGCTTTTCCTAATTCTTCATAATTTGCTTTACCTGTTAATTGTATAAAACCTCGACCTCTATATTTCCATCCGTCTCCGGATCTTGAATCACCATTTCCCATTCTAGCAGCATATACAACATTAGCAATCATTTCTGGATGATGATTATATGCCCAAACGTTTCTTCCTCTGAAATAACGTGGGAAAACCTGCATTAATCTATTAGAACTATAATTAAGATTCTCTTCAACATTACGTAAAGAACCACTTTCGTGTGCTAAGTTTGCTAAAAACGCAGCAATTCTTAATTTAGTATTAATTTGGAATTTATTCATAGCATTAACTAGTGGCTGATAGTATTTTTCTATATCGCCATCTCGAGCAAGTGGTATTGCTTTATCAAGTTGATCTTTAGTGATCTGCATAGCTGTCTCCAATTATGTACAGCTATTTATAAAATTATATGTATATTTTATTATTGATTAACTTCTTTAATCTTCATATCAAATCCGTCATCAGTTCTTTCTATAAAACATTTGATGCCGGGCGAGGCTTTTTTAATTCCACTTCCTTGAAAAGTGATCCCAGAACTTAATTGTACAGGACTTCCTGGTGTTGTTGCTTTCATAACAGTTGATTTTGCGCCCATTGTTATAACAAATCCGATATCTGTTCTACCTTTTACAGAACTTAAAAATAAAAAGTTTCTAGCTTCGTGTTTACCCATAGCATATTCAAAGATTGCCATTCCACCTTGATATTTTTTTACGTCTTCAATATCTAATTGAGGAACTTTTCCTTTTTTCAACATTTTTGATGTAAAATATTTTAATACCGACGGTCTTTTACTTGCTATAGCAGGAAATACAGTACTGTGTATTGATAATAAGAGTTTAACTGCTTGTGTGCGAGTGAGTTTACTAAGAATAAAATTCATACCATTAATTTTTTGAGGTCTAAAATCAGCCGCAGCAATTAATTTTTCTGTAATTAATCTGTCTAGTTTATTTTCTTTAAGCCATTTAACTAACGCATTTTTAACATCAGTTGCTTTTGTTGAATCACCTTCTAACCAAGCTTCGTTAATTTGCACACTTCCAGTTGATTTAATATCTGCTTGAGTTGCTTTTACTTCAAATTTTTTCCCATTAACCTCGAGATCTCCCTTTTCAGGCTTACGACCTCCAACCATTATAGCAACCATAGCTTCACCATTTCCAGATTGGCCGCCCCCTACAGATGCTGCTAAAGGCATAGAATAAATTCCAGAAGATATCTTCTTCCAAAAAGGCTTAATTTTATTATCGAGATAAGTTTCTACCATTCCTTGTTCAGATTGTAACATACCTGCCCAATTAAGGGCATGTCCGCCTTTACATGCTAATAAGAATGTTTTCTTTTCGTCGTCAGTTAGTGGAGTTAATTGGCCAATTAAAGTATTAATCCAAAAATCATTACCACCCATTCCAACTCTATTTGCAATTTCTTTTGTTAACTCTAAAATATTTTGTTGTGATTGTGTTGTTATTGATTGTTGTGTAGTTTTTCCTCTTGTAAATTCTTTTCTACCATATTTTTTATTTGCCGCATTTAATTTTTTTGCTACTTCTGGATTAGCATTGATAAGTTCCATTACTTCTGGAATATGCTTATAAAGAAGGTAGAGTTCTGGAGGTAATTTAGGTTCTTTACTAATATTAAAATCGCCTAATGCCTCTAATGCTGGTTTTTCTGGAGTCTCTTCAGGAGAATTAACTGGTTCTTGTGTATCAATAGGTTTTTTTGAAGATGAAGATTTGATAATATTTGCTATTTTTTTAGAAAGATTAAGAGCAAAATTATATGGAGCACTACCGGGCTCATTTGATAGTAATATATTTTTTAGCTGATCTACAGGATTAGAAGTAATTTGATTTTCTTCTACAATAGTGGTGTTAAAATCTCTAAATCTCATGATGATATATTTATACTATTTCAGGGAACAAACAGTCCTGTATGAACACTCTCACATCTTCCTCATCTAGCCCTAAACTAGACATAACCTTAGGAGTATGCGGGTTTTGCTTCTGATTTTCGCAGTAATAGTTTTGTTCTTCTGCATTATTAAATGTAGTACCGCTTGTTTCTCCTACACATTCTAAATAGTGTGAAAGATTCTTTTCAATCATAGCAAAGATTTGATCTAATTCATCTTCTTTAGAAACATTACCAGCAGCAATCATGTGTTCACTAAAGATGCGCTGTGCCCAATCTGGAAGATCTCTTTTTTTACGCCATGTTAGTTTACTAACTTCATTTCCAAACCATTCTATTAAGGGATGACTAGGATCATCTGTAATTGAAAAATCATGGAAACATCCTGTGATCTTATTCTTACCTGCTACAACATCATATCCAAAGATAGGAGCATTATTATCAACATGTGGAAAGATACAGCAATGCATCATCCACAGCCCTTTAGTTTCGCGAGCATCTACAACATCAACATGAGCACGACGATAATTTCTACTACCCCAAACTCTATTAACCCAACCAGGTTGATTAAATCGATCCATCCCTGGTTCGAATATTTCTAAACCTGTTTTATTAAGTTTATCTATGAAGAGATCTTGAATCTCTATAAGACGGGGCCAAACATTACTCATTGTTATATTTTGGTATATCTAAGAGCATTAATTCGTTAAACGTTCTAATAGCAAAGTCAAAACAAGTATTTGCTTCCTCAGATAACGAATCGTCGAGTTTTTCTCTGATTGCTAATTTAAGTGCATTAGGATCTTTAAATTGATAAAATTTTCCAGATCCTGGAACTTTTTTAGCAATCATTTGTCCACCTGCTAAGTCTCCCATATGTCTTACGTAGATATGAGCCATTAATAATCTAGGTTCAGTAGCAGAAAGATGTTTAATATGATCTAGGTAATCTTTTACTACAGGAAGGATAGTTGGTTTGTTATCTTCATCATCTGGCCAAAGTTCTAAATAATCTTCTAGAATTTTGAAAGATCTGTGATAATCAAAAAGTCCTTCTGTGACACGATTTATATCTGCATTAACTTCTAAAAACTCATACATAGGATGTTGATTTTTTAGAAATGTTGCATAAAACAATGGATTAATATTTCCAGAGAAAAGAACTTTTACAAATTCTTGCCTTTCGGCAATTTTATGCCTTTCAAATGTAAGTTCTCTCAAACTCATTATTTTTCAACTTTTACTTGAAGAGGAAATCCATTATTTCGAGCAAGAACAGTACTTTCAACACCTTTCTGTTCGGCTATTTCATATGTATAGACACCAGCTACAGCAGATCCTTCGGTGTGTACAGTTAGCATAATCTTCTGGCTAGTTTCTAAGTCATGTTTAAAGATTTTCTGTAATATCTCAACAACAAACTCCATAGGAGTAACATTGTCATTTAAGAAAATAACCTTATAAAAACCAGGTTCTTCAATTTTTAACTTGGTTTTTTCTACAGCAACAGGATCAACAACAGTCATTATATTTTTCACCATTTTATATTTATCAGTGTAGGGGACGGTATTGCCCCTACACTTATATAGTACAATCACTTATGAGCGATTGCAATTTTCTTAGGCTTCATTTCTTCAGGAATAAGTCTTTTTAATTCTATTACAAGAAGACCATTTTTAAGGCTCGCATTATTAACTTCGATAAAGTTTGCTAATCGGAAATTTCTTGTGAAATTTCTTGTTGCAATGCCTCGATGAACAAAATTGCGAGGTTCCTCATCTTCTGATTTATTGCCTGTTATAACAAGTTGACCTCTTTCTAGAGTAATATCTAACTCGTCTTCTGCAAAGCCTGCTACAGCAATTTCGATTAAAAATCGATCCTCATCGATACTTACGATATTGTATGGAGGATATGCTGCATTTGTGTTGTTAAGGTGAAGTTTATCCATTTCTCTGAATAAATCTTCAAAACCTACAGCAAATCGTGTAAGTGGGGCATAATTTAATGTCTGATTCATCTTCTTATCTCCTTTATTAAGCAAGATTTTGTTTACCTTTCGGTATATTGAGCGGAACCCCATTTGGCAATCCCGCTCAACTATTTATTATGTAGTACTTAAACTACAATTTGTCAAGAGTTTTACTCTTTTACTTCGGTAAATTCAGCGTCAACAACATCTGGATTTACTTCAGGGTCGCTATTACTTGATTGTTCTTCTTGTTTTGCTGCTTGTGCGGCGGCGAATAGAGGACCGGCAACTTCGAAGATTTTCTGTGTAGCCTTATCAATAGCTTCTTTATCTTCTCCCTTGATAGTTTCCTCTGCATCCTTAAGAACATCTTCGATTTTCTGCTTATCATCAGCAGATATTTTGTCGCCATGCTCTTCAAGTTCTCTGCGAATATTTGCTACATTAGCATCTGCATTGTTGCGAGCATCTATGAGCTCCCTTCTCTTATGATCCTCTGCGGCATTCGCTTCGGCATCTTTAACCATTTGGTCAATTTCAGCCTCAGTTAAACCACCATTCGCTTGAATAGTGATTTTTTGTTCTTTACCTGTTCCCTTATCTTTTGCAGAAACACTAAGAATACCGTTAGCATCCACATCGAATGTAACTTCAATTTGTGGAATACCACGACGAGCAGGAGCAATACCTTCGAGATTAAAAAGTCCAAGTAACTTATTATACTCGAAAAGTTCTCTTTCACCCTGTCCAACCTTAATAGTAACGGCAGGCTGATTGTCTTCAGCAGTTGAGAAGACTTGGCTCTTCTTAGTAGGAATAGTTGTATTTTTGTCAATGAGTTTTGTAAAGACACCTCCCATTGTCTCAATACCAAGTGACAACGGAGTAACGTCAAGTAATAATACGTCATTCTTATCACCTCCTAATACTGCACCTTGGATAGCAGCACCAACGGCAACTGCTTCATCTGGATTCACATCCTTACGTGGTGCTTTACCGAAGAACTTTTCAACTGCTTCTTGAACCATTGGCATTCGAGTTTGCCCGCCTACTAATATCACATCGTCGATATCAGTAGCCTTAAGACCTGCGTCTTTAAGGGCGATTTGACATGGCGCAATAGAGCGCTGAACCAAATCCTCCACAAGCGCCTCAAACTTTGAACGGGTGATTTTGACCGTCAAATGCTTAGGTCCAGAAGCATCAGCAGTGATATAAGGAAGATTGACATCAGTTTGAGTTGCCGATGATAACTCAATCTTTGCCTTTTCAGCAGCCTCTTTAAGACGCTGAATAGCCATAGTGTCCTTCTTTAGATCAATGCCTTGTTCCTTTTTAAATTCGTCTACAAGGTAATCAATGACTCTTTGGTCAAAGTCTTCACCACCGAGATGTGTATCACCGTTTGTGGATAGAACCTCAAACTGCTTATCACCGTCGGTGTCAGCGATATCAATTATACTAATATCAAATGTACCACCACCGAGATCGTATACTGCTACCTTACGATCCTTCTTATCACTCTTATCACATCCAAATGCAAGAGCAGCAGCAGTTGGTTCGTTGATGATACGCTTTACCTCAAGCCCTGCGATCTTACCAGCGTCCTTAGTTGCTTGACGTTGGGCATCGTTAAAGTAAGCAGGAACTGTGATAACTGCTTCTGTAACAGAATAACCGAGATAGTCTTCAGCAGTCTTTTTCATTTTGCGAAGGACTTCCGCTGATATCTGCTGAGGTGCCATGTCTTTGCCACCTGCGTTAATCCACGCATCACCACTTTTTGCTTCCACAACTTTATATGGAGCATTCTTTACTTCTTTTTGGACAGCATCTTCTTTGAAGCGACGTCCGATGAAACGTTTAGCAGCATAAATTGTGTTAGTTGGATTAGTTACTGCTTGACGCTTTGCTGGTTGACCGATTAGAACTTCACCATCGTCAGCATAGCCAACAATACTTGGTGTTGTTCTAGCACCTTCTGCGTTTTCAATTACTTTGGGGGTTCCGTTTTCTAAAACTGCAACGCAGCTATTGGTGGTTCCGAGGTCAATACCGATTATCTTTGCCATGTGTTTTCTCCTTTGTTAAGCAAGAAATCTACTACATTCTACTAGAGCAACGTAGCAGATATACTTATATATAATAATTAAATCATTAAATTACAAGATAATGATTTAATTATATTCATAATATTAATTTTCAGTTATCACGTAACCATTGAGAAATACGTTTACGATCTCTACTCATAGCAGCAGCAAGCTTCTTTCTTTTTTTCTCGCCTCTAGAGACATAATGTTCTCTTTTACGTAATTCATTAAACCAACCCTCATCTTGGAGTCTCTTTTTAAATTTACGTAATGCTTTGTTTACGTCATTGTTTTTAACATATATTTTGGTGCCCTTAAAAAGACGACCAGTGTTATTATCGTTAACCCACATGTTGTCGTTGAATAAACTCATCGATTTTTTCCACCTTGTCATTGTTGATTATAGAATAATCAAATTTTGTTTTGAAAGTTACTTTTGGGAAAGATATTATGTAACTACTATAATAATATGAAATATCTTCACTGTTGTCAACATTAAAATAAACTGAATCTGATATTTCTAATTTATTGAGAAGCCAAATTATATCATGATTATTGTTATAAAGATATAGAATTATTTCAAATTCATTATGTTTCTTAAGCCATTCTTGAATTTCTTCTTTTTCTTCAGAAGTTGGATTGATTAATAATATTCTTGTAGCATTTGCATGATAGTAATCTGGCGGGGTAACTATTATTAATTTTTTAGACACTGTAAATTAAATCCGCTAACATTTGTCTATACTTTGCCGGCATATCTTCAAATTGTATTTCTTTTGCTTGTATAGAATCAACATACTTAATTAGTCTTAACATCTCTGGATTTGATAGATCTTGATTTGTTAAATCTATATCAGCAAATCGATTTAATTGATATTCATTAAAAAGAAAATCCATAGGTCTGAACAATTTTTTTGATCTATAAATTCTATCTTTTAAATTATCAATTACTTCTTCTCTACTTTGATCTGACGATTTCCCTCTTTTTTTATAAAGTTTTCTTTTTTTTTAGGCAAGGTAACTTCTTTGAGAACTTTTTCTTCTGCTACTGCCTTTTCTGCTTCTTCAATCATTTTATTCCAAGCATCAAGATCGTTAGTAACTTCTTCTGCAAGTTGTTCTGGAGTTTTTATTACTGGTTCTTTTTTAACTCTTGGCTTTCTAACTGGCTTTTCAACAATCTCTTTAGCAAGTTCTATTTCTTGTTCTAAAATCTTACGAGCATTTGATTCTTCTTCAATACGTCTACGCTCTGCTTCTTCAGCAGCAATCTTTAAGCGAGAAACTTCTGCTTCTGCTTCTAGACGTTTCATTTCTATTTCTGCTTCTTGACGTTTACGTTCTGCTCTTAATTCAGCATCAATACGTTTACGTTCAGCAACGGCTTCTTCTTCTAATCTTTGACGTTCTTCTTCAGCAGCAACTTCTTTACGTTTACGTTCTGCTTTCTCTTCTTTTTCACGTTTAATACGTTCAATTTCTTCCTCTGCTTCACGTTTAGCACGTTCTGCTTCTGCCTTTACAAACTTCTTATGTTCGCTTGCTTGTTCAAACCCGATTTGACTTGCTATAAGCAGTAGAACAGCAAGTGGATCAAATACAAAGATAATAACAAATATCATCCATGTTACTGCTTTTTCTAATAGATTCTTATCTGGATTATCTCCATAAATCATTTGAGCAATATACTTGATAGGTCCAACTTCTGCTTCTGCTTTGCGAATCTTTTGACTTAACGGAAACTTCTCTTCGTTGAGTTTAGCAATATCCTTTTGTACTTGATCAATTTGTTTTTGTAATTTGTTACGCTCACCTGAATTCTGTTTACGAGCACTATTAGCACTTGTTACTGATTTAACGTCTGTACCTTTTGTTAGATATTGATTAACAACTTCATCTAAGCCTTTAATAGTTGTTTGAGCGTTAGTAATTTCTTCTTTTTTAGTTTGTATCTTTGCGTCAATCATTTCAATCTGAGCAGCAATATCTCCAATTGGTGCTGATTGTTCAATATGTGCTCTTGATAAAAAACCAAAGATACCCATTGATGTAATAAACATTAGAACCAATGTAGCAATCATAAAATATGTTCGTAATATCTTAGGGGCAGAATTCCAATTCTTATGTAACCAAACAGCAGTTACAAGTTTGCCAATTTCTAAACTCATACCCATTATAATAATAGGTATTGCTGATGCTGCGAAGATAGCAGCAAGTCCAGAAACTGAGTAGTAAATAGCGACGCTGCTGATTACCAAAGCAGTCAGCAGCGTTATTAATGCGAAAAACAATTCTTTATTCTACCTTACGTATCTGACGCAGTATCTATTGTTTCCTGAGTCATTGATTCAATAACACTACATGATGTAATAGTTGCCCAAATGTTAGCAGGAGTATCTGGTTGTGTTATTGTAACATCGAGATCTCTCTGCTCATATCCACCTGAGCTAAAAACATCAAGTGTTCTATAACGACGAGTATAACCACTTGAACTACCAAGTGTAATACCTCTTGTTACTGCTTCTTGAATAGCGGCTGCTATATTAGATGCTTGATATGATCTTGAAAGTTGTTCCCAAGGACGACCATCTAGTGGAGTTGCTCCGTCACTTAGAACAGCACCACCAGTTAGTTTTAACCAGCCATTGTAAATGTATTCTTCTTGATAATATCCAACTGTAAAAGCAAGTGCAGTAGCAACATCATCTGCTGCTGTTTCAAACGCTGGACCAGCCGTTGTGGCAGTAACGTCTAGGATTTCACAGTTTGAAAATAGTTGAAGTTGGTTAAGAATAGCATTCCAACGAATGTTTCCTCTAGCACGACGTATTGAGTTATTTGTTGTAGTATTAAGTGTAGCAAAACTATCGTAATCAAATGGCTCAACTGCTCCCGATGCTGTAGAAGTAGCAGTTGATGAGTAACCACTTAAATTGATATACACACGATAGTATGTAGGTGTTAATTGATCTTGTGAATTTGAAAATCCTGATGCCATGGTTCGGTATCCTTCTTTCTATTATTTATCTTAGCCACGGCGACTTTTACTACCACTTTTTGTGGGGTCATCACTTTTACTCATAACCATAAATGGACCCTTGTTATAAGCCTGATCAACTAGTTTAGCCTTGTCTAAAATAGCCTGCTGAGTAGCAGCATTTTCTTTATGTAGATTATGCATGACGCCGCGTCTAAAGCCATTGGCCTCAATAACATTAGAAAGTGGATAGTTACTCTCTACTTTAAGATCAGGTAATGCTGCCTTATATTTGCCCTTAAAGGCTTTCTGTAGGTTACGCTGGCTAGGATGAAGACCACGGTCCATAAGCCACTTATCATGTTCGGCTGTGGCTTGGGCAAGTTTCTTACTATTGCTCTTTTTCTTCTTGCTGTTATATTTGGTAGTAGTAAGATATGGGCCGACTAAATGAAAACTCACTTTGAACCTCCTAGGGTTTCCCACATTAGCGTCTTTTCTGGAACATAAACAGATTGAGTAATCCATCCTTTACTCATAGCGTTTTGAAGTATAAAGACCACCTCACTAGGACATTCTGGACTAACTTCTAAACAGGCACGCTCATACCATGCTAACCCATCAGATTGAATCCATCGTGGATCTTTATCTGTCATTTTGACAAACTTTGTTTTAGGTGATTCTGTTATAAACATAAAACTACTATAGCATCACTGCTATAGTAGTCAACCTTGATTAAACTTGTCCTAGAAGGAACCACAATCCTTTAAGTTCAAGCCAAGTTACTTTGTAAGATGGAACTTTGCTAAGATCATGTCCACCAACATATGTTAGAAGTATATTATAGACTGATAGTTGTGTTAACTTATTAACCAAAGTCTGTGCCTCAACATATGGAACAATAGCATCATCTGTAGAATGGACAATGTATGTTGGAGGATAACCTCCAGTCATTTTAAAAATTGGACTAGCATCTATATAGAGTTGTGGATTCTGTTCATAAGTCTGATGTCCAAATACATCTAGTCCAGCCATAACCTGTGCCATTTGTGGTTGTGTTAAATCGCAAGGTCCAAACATGTTAAGAACTGCTTTAACGCCTGGTTCTAACCCGAGCCAAAGAGCAAGATGTCCACCCGCTGAATCACCGCCTACAGCAATCTTGTACGGATCAATGCCCCATTTTTGAGCATTACTCTTAACCCAATTTAATGCTGCTCGTACATCTTGTAATTGAGCATCCCAATGTGTAGAAGTGTCTGGTGTTGCTAAAGTATAGTTTAATGATATAACATTAAATCCAGCAAGTCCATATTTCTTTGCTCTTCCTTCGTAAGCAGATTTATCACCTGCTCCCCATCCTCCGCCGTGTATGAAAATTATTGTAGGATTAGATCCATTATTCTTCTTAAGAAAATAACAATCAGCAGTCTGCCCGGGCTTGTCACCATATGGTTCATCCTTAAAGACCTGATGTGGATTTGGTAATATTTTTGCGAATATAGGTAGTGTATATGATAGAATACTTGCCATAGGAACCTCCTTGGCAACTACTTATCATGGAAGATATGTGGAAACTACTTTATCTGCGATATTATATTCTATTGCTTCTTGTGAATCTAGATAAACGTCTGAACTAGGCATTAGGATTTTTTTGATTTTAGCATCTGTTAGTCCAGTACATGCTTTATAATGATTAAGCATACGCTTACTTGTTAAATTATATTCTTTAACTGCGGCTAGAAGTTCGTGTTCTTTACCTTCAGTTCCCCAACTAAATTGATGGCTTAATATACTAGTATTTGGAGTAAGTGTTCTACTTCCTTTAGCACCAGCCATAAAAATAAGCAATCCAGCAGAACTAATTTGTCCAAGTCCTAGTGTATGTACTGGTATTTTGCTGCCTAGCATTATATCAATGAGTGCGAAAGCGGAAGTTACGTCTCCTCCCATACTATTGATTATAATAGTTAAATTCTTTGGACGATTTTTTACGGGCATTAGACATTTTTTTAAAATGAACTCAATAGCATCACTAGTATTGGCACTAGTGATTTCGTCATAAAGTAAGAAAATCCCATGATCTTCTAGAGATAATGTTGATGATAAGTCTGGTAAATCGAGTTCTTTAGTTCTTGCCATTTAACATCCTACGTCGTTGTCGTCATCTTCTATACTACTTATACGATTTCCTCGCAAGGAACGCAACAACTTATGGAGAGATTCTTCATAAACTGGGTCCGGATTTATGTCTCTTTTTAGGGCTTCTAGGACATTTTCCAAACATATAGCATAATAAAGGGTAGCATCACCTCGAAGAAAAAATCCAGGATAATCGTCGTTGATTTGAAGTGGACCCGTTAATACTTGATCCGGAAGATGGGTGAGATCTGCGGTAATTTTCTGTATCATTTTATATTACACTTTTTTTTAATATCTTCTACTTGAAGTTTACGCAAGAGTTCTTCGTTTTCACGTTCAATCTCACGCTTTGCGTCATCGTAGGTCCATTTAATTATTGTTGCTAACACTCCGCTACCAAGGAATGTAAATAATCCTGCTTCAGGTTTTCCAAAAAGAAGATATCCGAGATAAGCACTACCGACAACATATACGAAGGCACCAAAGATTACTCCAAAGAATTGGGATAATTTCCACAAAGTTCGTTTCAACACTCTGCTCATAGAATTCTCCTATAACAAAAGTATATAATCAAATTCGAAACTAATCAATAGAAAAGAAGAGCCCCTTAGGACTCTTCTTATAAGTGGGCAATTTTGGCCCTCTTTGGCTGTCCGTCCCCTATGGGCTTGGCGGCACAGACCAGTAGCGGGTTATTTCTTTTCATCTTTCTTATATTCCCCGCACCAATCATTATGATAAGTTTCGGGGAATTCAGATTCTGAATTAATGATCCTTCGGGGTGGGTATCGGCGACACTCATTTTCGACGTCGATACTTGAACCTTTTGGAACATGCCAAAAAACACAAGTTTCACAAGTTTTCTTTTTGGTGCTCATATTTATAATCATAGCACATAATACTATGATTAAGCAAATATTTTTTTGAATTAAGTGCCGGATTCTGTTTCCGAGCTCCGGCGGGCTCATTAAGGTCAAGCTACTAGAGCAGAAACCTTAGATGGAGCAAAGTTATCGTTTGCTGCATTTATTAGTTTTATTGCGTTAACCGAGCTTTCGCCGGACCATCTACTTCAATCTTTATTCGCCTGTCAATCCTTTGTCGCCCCCATCAAAGTAGCACTGTCAACCGCAAAGGGCGATTTCATGGGCCAGGCCTAGGAAACAATGCTACTATGGTGGAGGCGGCCGGTACCGCCCCGGCGTCCAGTTCGTTTTATTACATTGATATCAACAATGATGAACTATTTATAGCATAGGATTTAGATTGTGTCAAAATGTATATGGAATTGTTGACCAATCAACTAATCCAGAAGTTTGTCCACCTGCTGGACTATTTGTTTGGGCACTAGCACCACAAGATCCATTGTCGTATTTAATATGCAACCAACCTACATTTCCTTTTCCTTGATGCATTTGAACTTCGGATACAGGAAGACTGTTTTGTACATATTGAGCAATTTCCATTAATTTGGTTTGACTACATGCCCATGAAAGATCTATACATTTTCCATCCTTATGTTCGCCATCATCTCTTAGTCCACCTACAATAGTAAATGCTCCATAAGCAGTTTTTAAAGGTTCTAAAACATTTTCTGCAACGCCAGAAAGACTTTTAGTAACTTTATCTAAATCTTTTCCGCTTAGTGGGAATCTACCAGGAGCAACACCAGACAAGAGTGTTAATTGACCTAGGGAGAAATTTTGTGACAACATTTGTGTATAATCAATATAACGAGTATTAGTATTATTTTTTCCATCGTTGGAAGGATCAACATGGTTACATCCATTACTTCCCTGACCACCACTAGGTTGGTCGCTATTTGGAGCCATCTGAGGAGCAGCATTTGCTACTGCTGATGTAAGATTTTCTGCACCTTCTGAGAATATTGGAGGAACTTGAGGAATTAAGTTTTGTAAATTAGCAGGAAGCATACTGGTTAATTGACTAGGATTGAACAATGATTGAGCAATATTGGAAGGAATTGCTTGTGAAAGTCCCGATATCGCTGAACTTTGTAAACCATTTGCAAGACTTGGCAAAGACCCACTGCCTCCAGAACTACCTACATTAGATCCTAATAACCCTGACAATGCACTTTGTGATAATCCTGCTTGGCTTGCTAAATTTTGTATAGTACTTAAATTTACATTAGAACCGCTTGTTACTCCCGGTAACATTCCTGCTGGTAATAAACTTTGTAAACTTGATGGTATATTATTTAAAAATTGTCCTAAAGATGCACTAGGTATTTGTCCTAATAATGATTGCATTCCTGCTACTTGAGGAACAAAACTTTGTATTACACCGTTTAAGTTAGGAGGAATACTATCAATTAAAAAAGAACTACCATCATTATTTCCACTACTTCCTTCTTGTGTTAAACTTTTTAAACCCAAGAACATATCAGCATCATCACTAGTTGCAGATTTAACTCTATCATCTGCTGGTTGTGGTTCTCTTAAACTAGAATCTTTATTATCAACACGTCTCATTCTTTTTCTAGTACTAGAACCTCTTTGAGGATTTTTTCCAGTATTGTCACTACTGCTACTAGAACTTGATTGACTAGCAGTTGAATCTGCTGCTGCCTGACCTGCATTTTGTCCGCTTGAACCAAAACCTCCTTGATATTGAGAAGGACTAACATTTGCTGTTGAATAGTTTCCTAATCCACCTATAGAAGAAAATGAATCACTTGTAGGTGGTAACGACGATCCAGAAGCAAAAGATGATCCAGAAAGAATAGGAGATCCTGAAAAAGCATCTCCGGGTCCTGCTGAACTTGATGCTGCTCTTATACCTACCAGTCCTGTCATAGTTTACTCCTTATAATATTTATTATGTATTAATTTCCATTTACAACAGTAGTATTAGCAACTGTTGCGTTAAAATCTGATAAATTAGCAAGGTAAACAGACAATTGGTCTGCTGCACTTTTGTTAGCAAGTTCTATATGAATATATCCTGCTGTAATAGGTGACGATGTGAGATAAAAGTCAGTTACAGTTCCGGAGATATTATTTGCATTTAAGAAATTTTTAATATATTGAGTATCTTGTTCAGCTAAATTTGTAGTTGGATTGTTTATTTTAAAATCTAATGCTAATCCATTAGAATATGCAGAAGGATTTGAAGAATTAGATGGCGGATTAGTAAATGAAGAAACAGACTGGAAACCTCCAACATTTTGTTGAAGAAATTGTGCTAAAGAAAAAATTCCAAGTTGTGGTTGACCACCTGCATATGGATTATTGCTTCCACCACTTCCTGTAGTTCCATTAACATTTAATCCACTTGAAGACGAAGGATATTGACCAGATCCTGTAGCATTTCCTGTTCCTGCTGTTTCAGATCCTGCTCCTATACCATTTAAAGCATCGTTGGTATATTTTCCGTACGATCCGTTTGTATATGTAGACCAAGCGCGAAAACCTTGTTGATTATAAATTAGTCTAGCCGCTTGAGCATTAATCCACGGATTTTTTAAAGATTCATATCCTGTATATCCTGGAATGTTCTGTCTAAATAACGCATCTCTTGCTGGCCCTAGATTTCCAATCATATTAATTTGCCAAAGTCCATAGGAGTTATCTCCAGTACTGGCATTTGTATTATGTGCATTAGAATTACCAGATGATTCTGCCTGTGATATAGCACCCATTGTTGCTGCTTCAGCACTTGTAAATCCAGCAGCTAATGCTAAAGACACTCTATCTGACATAGATACTGCTCCTGATTGAACTCCTTTGGGATCAAATGGGCCACTACCAGCTATAAGATTATTGTTAGAACCAGCGGCTCCAAATACTTGCGCTCCTTTTGCTGCATCAGCATAAGATGCATAATTAACGTGAATATGCCCTCCGGTGGCTCTTGCTGATGGATGCAAGTATTCATTTATTATTGTTCCACGAATACCGTTTTGACTTAATAATCGAGAAACTGCATTTGCTGCTGCTTGACTACCAGCAGCGCCTGAATTAACTGTAAAATCAAGTGCTAATCCTTTAGCGTGAAATGAATTAGTTCCTTGATGATATTCATCGTTAAATGCTGTAAATCGATTAAATCCTGGAATTGAATCTTGAATAGCATGACCTAATGCATAAGTTCCTGCTGCTGCTGGTCCTCTGATTGCTCCACTTTTTACAGTTAGTCCTGTTGGTGTTCCTCTTGTTGGATCAGGATTTGGTGGTGCATTGTTTGGTTGAGTTGATTTGTTAGTTCCACTGTTTGGCGGAACAGAAGGTTGGGTAGTTGGTGTTGGTGTCGGTGTAGAAGTAGGAGTAAAACTTGGTGTAGATGTAGGGGGTCCATTAGCACCATTAGTTGAGCCACCAGGCCCTGTAGGATATTGATCTTGTGCTGGTTTTGTTTGAGTAGGACCAGCAGTATCAGCAGTATTTTGATTTGCTTGATTACTCAAAGAATCAGATGAATTTGTTTGACCAGAAGGTGATTTCTTTTTTACTACTTTCTTTCTAGCCGAACTTCTTTTTGCTAATATATCGCTAGGAAGTGCTCCTGTTTTGTCATAGGTATTTGGCTGGATTTCAAATCTACCACCATCACTTGATGGGTCGTATGATTGATCTGGAGGTTTATCATTTGGTTTAGGAGCGTTAGGAGGTCCCTTTGTATCCGGATCTGGTTGATCTGCCATAATAAATTCCTAGTTATGAAAATATTTATCGGTAAATAGTAGGGAGATTAACATGGGTTTAGAACTCTGGGCAGTAGAAGGCGACAAAGATAGTCACGGTGAAGGATCTTTTAAAACACCGTCAAATACAACCGTTAAGATTGGTGGTAAGAATGTAATTGTTAAAGGTGACCATGCAAATCCAGACAATGCTGGACATAGTGATCCAGCAGCCCAAGGTACTAGTGGTACAGTTCTTTGTTATGGTATAAAAATACACCGCAATAACGATACACGAAATTGCGGCGCACAAACAATTGTTCAAGGACAATCTACAGTAAAATCAGGTTAAATTAATTTTCCTATATCACCAGAAGTGGCAGGTTGTATACCTGTAGTGCCAGAAATATATTGATCAGATGTAAACTTATCTGTATTTGCTGTAGCGACAACAACATTCTTTGAAAGTATGATGTTATCATTAATTTCAGCAGTTAATAAGAAAGGAGTCATCGCTGGACCTTTCTGAGTTATTGATAAAACTAATGGTTTACTAACTGTATACCCCGACTCATTAACTTCTACTAACTTAGTAATAATTTCTTCACCAGTTATTAATTTCATACTTACTATATCGTTAGGTTTAAATGTTTTTATTAGCATTAGGCAAATCCTCTTAAGTCGTTTAATTCAATTTGTTCTTTTAATACTGCTGGGTCTTGATGTTTTAATCCGTCCCATCCTCCTGGAACAAGTACTTCACCATTAAGATAGATTTGAGGAACAGACTTATGTCCATGTTCTTTTATCATTTCCAATGCATCAAAATCTTCTGTTATATTAACAGACTCATAATCTATTTTATTTGAATCAAGCCAACTTTTAGCAAGTTCACAATGGGGGCAGTTCGGTTTTGAATATACAGTTAACATTTCGACTCCTATAATGAAAAACCTTTGAAACTCTGATCATCGACGTCCTGTTTAACTCCGCCAACGATGTAACTAGTTATCTCTGTTTCTTGTGGAGCAACTTGTACCTCTGCTCCAGAAATCCATTTTTGTGTCCACGGTAAGGGATTAGTTCCTCCTTTGAACTTTGTATGTAAACCAACAGCAGTCATACGCTTATTGGCAATCCATTCAACATAATCACAAAGTAATTGATTGTTAAGTCCAATCATACTGCCATCTTTGAACAAATAATTTGCCCATGTCTTTTCTTGTTCAACAGCATCTTCAAATAGTTTAATAGATTCTGATTCACACTCTTTAGCAATTATGGCGTAGTCTGGATCATCCTTCGGAAGTATCTTTAATAATGCTTGTGTTCCAGCAAGATGTAAATTCTCATCACGAGCAATGAACTTAATAATCTTAGCATTGCCTTCCATCTTCTTAACTTCGGCGAATGCCCAAGAACAAGCAAATGAAACATAGAAACGAATGCCTTCTAGGATGTTAACTGACATAAGAGCCATCCAAAGTGCTTTCTTGTGACTCTTGTTAGTTGGTTCGTCAAAGCAATTATCTCTTTCTCTTTGACTCATATTATTAAGCATTATTAATTGATCATAGTACTTGCTAATATCTGTAGCACAATCTACAATCTCTTTAACGTCTAACATATCATCAAACACTTTACTTGGATTAGGATAAATGTTTCTAATAATATGTGTATAACTGCGACTGTGAATAGTCTCAAAGAATGTCCAAGTATTAATCCAAGTTTCTAATTCTGGTAAACTACAGATAGGACCAAATGCTAATGTTGGAGCACGACCTTGAACACTATCTAACAGTATTTGTCTTTTTAGATTACTAGTGAAAATATGTTGCTCATGATCGTTTAGATCTTTGAAGTCTTTCGCATCACGTAGAATATCTACTTCGTGTGGTAACCAAAAGAATGATAACTGCTTTTCAGTAAGTTTCTCAAACTGACGATACTTCATAGTATCATAACGCTGTACAGTAACACCGCCATTAGAGTCGAGAAACGCTAATGACTTAGTGTGGTCGGAACGATTATTACTATTAAAAACTGAAGTCATTGTTTCCTCTTAAATTTTACATGATTCACAGTCGGCATCGTCGACAAATTCTGCCTCTTGTGATTCTGGTAATTCTTCATTTACTAGTTTATTAACATTTATCTCACCTTGGCCGTCATATGAATTAAAATAATAGAGCTGTTTACCTCCATACTTGTAAAACATAAGAACATGTTTTAACATTTCACTCATTGGGATCTTTTCTTCTTCATAGAACTGTGGATTATAACTTGTATTAACAGAAATACCTTGATCAATGTACTTCTGTAGTACAGCACAAATCATTAAGTAACCTTCTGGACTTTGTTGATCCCAAAGTAATTCATACTTATTCTTAAGACGACGATATTCTGGAACAACTTGTTTTAGAACACCATGTTTACTTTGTTTAATTGAAATGTATGAACGAGGCGGTTCAATGCCGTTTGTAGCATTTGCTATCTGAGCACTAGTCTCAGCCGGCATTAAACTCATCAGTGTAGCATTACGAATTCCATATGTCTTAAGGTCTTCTCTTAGAGAATTCCAAGGCATACGTTCAACGTGAGGAACAACTTCGTCAAGATCTTTTTTACGAGTATCGATTGGTACAATGCCCTTTGCATACTTTGTATCTTCTGGCTTACCACATGCTCCTTGCTCTTTGGCAAGATCGACACTGGCTTTAATTAGATAGTAACTCCATGCTTCTGCGTATTCATCAATCTTTGCTAATGCTGCTGGATTAGAATAACTTAGGTCATTTCTAGCAAGCCAATAAGCAAGATTAATAATTCCTACACCAAGAGGACGATATTCTTTAGTTGCGATCTCAGCAGCCTTTACTGGATAACTTTGATAACTTAATAATGCATCAAGTCCGCGGACTGCTAAAGCACAAGGCTTTTCGAAATCTTTAGGTTCTCTTATATTACCCCAATTAATAGCACTTAGAGTACAAAGAGCAATACGTCCTTCTTCGTCAAAAATGTGTGTAAGTGGCTTTGTGGGTAGATCAATTTCACAGCAAAGATTGCTTTGTTTAATTGGAGCAACTTTCTCATCAAATGATCCATGTGTGTTAGCATTGTCTACGTTTTGTAGATATATGCGGCCTGTGTCTTTACGTTCTCTCATAAATGCAGAGAACAAATCAATTGCCTTAACTTTTTTCTTTCTTAATTTAGGATTGGCTTCGGCCTTTTCATAAAGTTCAGCAAATTTATCTTGATCACTAAAGAATGCTTCGAACATGTCGGGAACGTCATTAGGACTAAAAAGAGAAATATCACCTCCTTGAATCAAACGTTGATAGAACAGTCTACTAAACTGTACCCCATAGTCCATATGACGAACCCTATTGTCCTCAATGCCCTTACTATTTTTAAGGACAAGGAGATCTTCGACTTCGTAATGCCATATTGGATAATACAATGTGGCCGCACCATTACGAACTCCTCCTTGCGAACAGGATCTAACTGCCGCTTGGAACATTTTAAAGAAAGGTACAACGCCTGTGTGACTTGCGTCACCGTTACGTATTGGAGAACCTAATGCTCTAATACGACCAGCACCTAAGCCGATACCTGCCTTCTGTGAAACATATTTTACTATAGCAGAAGTTGTAGCATTAATGCTATCTAAACTGTCAGCAGTCTCAATAAGAACACATGAACTGAATTGACGTTGTGGTGTACGAACACCTGCCATAACTGGTGTAGGTAATGAAATGTCATGTGTAGAAATTGCTTCATAGTATTCACGTATCCAAGACATACGAGTTTCTTTTGGATAAGATGAAAAAAGGGTCGCAGCAATAAGAATATATGATGCCTGTGGAGTTTCTAATATTTCTCCTGTTACACGATTTTGTACAAGATATTTTCCACGCATTTGTTCCATAGCAACATATGTAAGATCCATATCACGATCATGTTTAACATATGAATCTAATCTATTCCATTCGTGTTCGTCATACCATTCTAATAGTTCGGGAGTATAATATCCTAATCCAACATTTCTTTTAACAAGTTCTAAAAGATGACAAGGTTTATAATTATTATAAACTTCTTTACGTAAGGAATAGTTGATAAGTCTACCAGCAACATATTGATAGTTTGGTGATTCTTCTGAAATAAGGTCAGCCGCAGCCTTAATAAGAGTTTCTTGAATATCGGATGTTTTTATATTATTATAAAATTGTAATTGACTACGAATTTCTAACTCACTAGCACTAACACCAGTAAGACCTTCAGTGGCCCAGAAAACAACACGGTGTATTTTGTCTAAGTTTAGATCTTCTTTTCTCCCGTCTCTTTTAATGATTGTTATACGTGAACTCATGGTGGTATCCTTATTCAGAAATGTGTGTTTTAGATATTATGAACTGCTTGTTGAAACAAGTCGAATATTTATGAAATGGTTGAGCGGGATATTCTAGTAGTATATTTCTCGATCTCAAATGGATAAATTGTCTAATCATAATGCTATTATACTGCTTAACCGTTAAAATGTATAGTATTAATTAACCTTAAGAGGTAAAGTTGTCGTTCAACATTGGATAAGATGCTTGGATATTTAGGTCATTTGGAATCTCGTCATAAGTTATTACTCTGTTATAATAGTATCCTATAACGTAATCGTCAACGATTAAAAGATATTTCATTTCATGTGCTTCATGATCATTTACTATTTGTATTTCAAAATAACTGTCTCTGAATCTATCTGTAAGAACAAGGGTATAATAAATGGCTAAAATCTTAGAAAATTCACAATAGTGATTGTCTTCGATTAGATCCCATGCTTTAAGCCAAGTTGAGGGATCAAATGGATCACATGTACGAGAACTAATAGGTGCTTGATTCCAAAAGTTAATAGTTTCAGTTAACGGATCAACATGTTTTTCGAGGCTTTGTCTAAAAGCAACCCAGGAAGCAATTCTATCTTCAAATTTTTCAAAAAATATCATGGACTATTAAAATATGACATTGTACGATATGTATAATTTACATATCCCGTTCCGTTACCAGATGGATTATACATTTTTAAAACTAACGTTTCTTTAGTGCCATCTCCGTTATAATCTTCTAACGCTGTTGAAAAAACTACATTCTCAACAGTTGTATCACCTATGTAGTCAAATTCGTCATCTATTGCACAAGTTCCTGTATTCATGTTAACAGTTATGTATATTCTACCAGTTCTTATAGCGCCACCAAGAGTTCTTTTGTTTATCACATAATCGATAATGTATCTTGATGAAGAGATAAGTGGAAAACGAAAAAATTCAATTGCCAATACAGGAGTTTCTTCTAATGTTTTAACAAAGTTAGTAGGATCAACTATTAATCCACCTGATTGAACATTTGGATAAAATGGAACTAGTCCAAATGTGGATTGATCTTTTAACTTTGTATTTCTTTCAAAATAATCGTTTAAGCTTTGATTGTTATCGTGATCAAATCTTAAAATAGCGTAAGATGCGTTAGCATAATCTTGATTATCGTTACCAACAAGCATATATTTGTTGTTAGATGAAGTATTTCCGTATCCTAATTTAATCCAAATTCCATAACGATCAACAAGATCAAAATAAGAAAGATCTACTTTAAGATTAACAGATCCAAATACCCCACCTCCGAGATTAATACCATCAAATAATTGATAGAATTGGCATTTGATGAATCCTATATTATTAGAATCTCCTAAAGAAAATACCCCAAACCCAGTTTTATTAAAAACACAATCTGTAAAATTTACGTTATCAGGACGGAATATACCACTAGCACTTCGCATCCACACACCTGTTTGTCTTACTGGTTGATTTGCAAGATCATCACCTGTAGGAGTAAGTCCATTAACAAATGTTCCCATGAATGCAATTCTATTAAAGGAGCAAGTATCTGCATTATCTAAAAGAAGAATAGTATTTGCTAAATCAGTTTTAAGAGTCATATCTTGTATGACGATATTTCTAGGTCTTTGTGGATATCCCATACTGTCAAAGGGAGTATAGGTACCAGGAATACTATTACTGTCTACTGTGCGCATCAAAGAATTACTCATAGATGTATCTATAAGTTCAATAACTGTAGAGTTTATTCCTGATCCTTGAAGATATGTATGAGGAGGAATTCTAATTTCATCTGAAATAATATAAATTCCTGGTTCAAAGTATAAAATAAATCTAGAAGTTACATTGTTTTTAGTTGAATCATTTAAAAATAATTGATCGATAGCTCTTTGAATAGCAGCAGTATCGTCAGTGATACCGTCGCCGATTGCACCAAAGTCTCTAACATTAACTATATCATCTAATTTTTCTTGTAGAGTTCTTTGTATAGGATTAGTTGCGACAGGTCCTGTTTGAATAATTGGATTATGTCTTTGATATTGGTATGATCCAATAAAATCTAGAATATTAACATGTTCTGTCAAAATCTGTGTATTACCAACATATGGAGAACCTTCAGATACAGCACCGTTTCCTATATAAAGTTCTTGTGTATCAATCGCCCAGCCTATTTCACCGCTTGCTAACTGAGGAAATCCTGTAGATGAGTTCTTTTTACCTCTACGTTGCTGAATTCTCGAGATTTGGACCACTGCCATCTATATTACTCCACAAAGTGTTTCATATATATTTAGTTGCTCAAGTAATACTGCTCCACCCGGCGCCACCATTTATCTCGCCAGTAATCGTACTTATCGGGTGTTAAATCAAACTGCTGATATACTAATTCACGACTACACATAAAAACATGACCTTGATTAATCTTAGTTCCATACACTTCGTTATGTGCTTCAGCATACGCTACTAGTTGTAGATAATAATCTTCAACCCACTCTTCTTTCTTGGGTTTATTAGTTTGCTTAAAATCCATAATTGCTTCATTGCCCTTATAGACTCCGAGCAGATCTGTTGTTCCTGCATAAATCTGAGGAAAATATAAATTAACTTCACTACCCCATATTTGATCAATATCTATCAAAGCTTCGTCACGTATTCTTTCAGCCATTTTCCATGCTTGTTGAGAATAGGGATTAGTTCCAGGATCTGGCCACTCTGCTGTTTCGATATACTTTTCTAAGAAAGTGTGCATTCTAGTACCAACACCTGCTGCTTCAGTTACTATCTCTTGTGCTTTCTTTTCGCCAACACGTTTACGCCACTCGATTAGGTGAGTTTTGTCTTTAGTCTTATCAAGGATAGTAGTTACGCTTGGAACAGAGTTTCCATCTGGGCATTGATAAAGTCTTTTACCATCTTCTGATTTACGATTAATTGGAGCATAATCAAACTTTGGTTGTAATAATGTCATTGTTTACATTTTAACTTCTAGTTTGCAAATTATCAACCTAAACGACGTTTAGCAGCACTTTTAGCCATTTTAGAAATGCTAGTTTCTTTTTCGCCACCTTTTGATTTTTTAGGATCAGTTCCATATGTTTTAAGTTCAACACCACGACCGTCAAACTTATAAACTAATTTTTTTAACATAGGATTAGTATCGTAAACTTGTTTAAAACTGTCGTAATCAAATTGTTCATCACCTACATTTTGTAGTAATGAATTAAGAGCAGCCCAGGATAGATAACTGGGCTGTTGTTTACTATTTGCTTGTGATACTAAGTTTCTCATTAATAGCACAAGATTATCGCTTGTGCTATCGAGTTCATTTAATTTCATTTTCCAACCAAAATTTTTGCAAGACGTAGACGACTCTCAATACTTTCACGCTTCATACGATCTACTGGAGCAGCAACATCAACTTCTGCATCATCTCCTGGAACTTCTGCATCTATATCTATGTCTGGTCCTACGCTTGTATCCATATCGTCACTGCCCATTCCTGGTTCAGCACCCATTGGAGCAGGAGCCTCACCTGTTAGTGTTCCAACAGTATTATTAAGTGCTTCACGTGCTGATTTAACTGCCTGGAATGCAGCGTCTAGTGCAGGTTGAACTGAAGAAATAAATTGTTCTGCTTGATCATTACCCATCTCGTTACGAATGCTGTCAGCCATTTCCATAGCAGTCTGTGCCTGCATCTGAGCAATATTCTCTGACCAAGTAGTAAACTTGTCAACCATGTCCTTAACAGCCATGATAATCTCAGCCTTACCTTCTTCACCTTCTGCAATATAACGATCGTATGATTCTTTCATTGTGTTCTTCTTTTTAGATGTTTCTTTAACTGGATAAGTCTTACTGCCAACTTTAATCTTTTCACCCTTTTGAATGCCATCTTTTTTAGCATCTCTTACAGCTTTACCAAATGCATTTCCTTCATTTGGCTCTTCATCGACTTTCTTTTCTTCTTTAATTTTCTTAGCAATCTCATGGCCTTTCTTTACAACCTTCTTTGGAAGATCGTGTGCATGTTTTGCTGTAATACCTGCTTGTTTTTTAGCAGCAGCCATTCCAATCGCATATGGATTCTTTGCTCTTTCAGTGATAGCAGTTCTAACAATATCGTGCATAAGTTTTAAACGATAGAACTCTTCACTTTCCAGTGTCTCATTAAACCTGCCCTTTTTAAGAACAGCAATTCTGCTTTCAATTAAGCCAGCAGCCTTATTGAGTTGTTCGTCGCTGTAATTCTCAAGGTCTAGCTTCTCGCCAAACTTCTTGCTAAGGGTCTCGTTCATTACTTTTGAACTTGGTTTAGTTGTAAAGTCACTGGTTCTCATGTTGTTTTCCTGTTTTGGATGTTATATTATTTATCACTCGTTTAGAATAACAAAGAATAACTTTTCTGTAGTATATCTTTAGCATACTGATACTTTGCATCAGTAACCTCAAATCTTGTTGTATATAGTTCTTCTTTGAGGAAGTTATTCTTCTTTTCAGCAACTTTTATCTGATGCTTATAAAATTCTAAATCATTACGACAGCTAAAAGCAATACGATCTGCATCTAATACTTCTTTAACTCGATCACCATTAATTCTTTTAAGAAGCATACGAGCAACTATCATAGCCGCACTTTTTGAATATGTAACATGTAATACTTGAGAACCATTCTTTATGTAAAATTGTCCATTTTTAGGCTGGATCATATATGTGCCGATTAATATGCCATTCTTGGTAACAATAGGTATTGCTCCGCTGCGAATAACATCTTCGCTTATGCTTTCTAACTTACTGGCTATTTCTTTGTGTTTTAGATCCGACATAATCATTCACCATTAGTTGAGTATCAGTTAGTTTACATAAAACGTCTTTAATAATCAAGTTTTCTGCGACTCGTATTTCGCGTTCAGATAGTGAATGGAGGTTAATTCTTTCTTGACCTTTATTCTTGCGAAGGAAGGCTGCTTCCTCATTTGTGAGAGCAATTAATAAGTTTGGATTAACTAGCTCTCTAATTCTCATAATGTTGTCTTACCTTGTGTTTCTGGGCTTACTGCCTTAAGTGTGTTTTCTAAATCTCTACGATTTACTTTAAGAGATAGTTTTGGATCATTACTTTGAGAGGCTTTAGTAACTGGAGATAATTCAACATCATTACCTCTCATAGATTTAATAGTATATGATGCAGGTTTTTTAGTATCTTTATCCGGAAGAACAATCTCTGATCCAACTGCTGGAATAGTTATTGGATTAGAACTAGATTTTCCCAAATTAGATTGAGCAACTGCTTTTGCAGTAGATCCTACAGTTTTAACACCTTTGGCAGCACCAGTAACTGCTTTTGCCCCCATAGTAGCAGCATTACGGGTTGCTTGAATAGCTGCTCCACCAACACCTTTTAGTGCTTGACCGATAGCTGGCATTAATTCGTCTATTTGCTGTTGGGGTTTAAATTCTCTAAATCTCATAGTAACATATTTAGTATATGTTACTTCATTAATAATACGACTATGGTTGATAATAATCCTGCTACAATAGTTCCTGCTGATCCAATAAGAACCTTAACCATTGTTTGATTTCCGTCAGTAATATCTTTACTGATCTCGTCTACCTTTCTTTCGATGATCGAAAGTCTGTTTTCCAAGGTTTCATATCTCTGTTGACATAACTCAACATGAGCTTCTAAGGATTCTTTTTCAATTTGAGCAGCTGGTCTAGGTGCCATCGGCTTAATTCCTTTTCTTTCTCGAGCAACGATTCTCGTGTTGCTGCCTTAATGGGCCTCGGAATATATATGCCTGGTGTTTGCCTTCTTACAACAATATTTAGTGGTAGGTTGACTATAAGTTAAGTACTAATAAATTCAACCCTAATATTTTTATTAATTGAGAAAAAACAATTTTTAAATTTCGCAGTTTCTTCACAATCATTTATAAAAGGTACATATTCTATGTCTTGTTTCATCAATCCAGCAGGATCATTATCTTTTAAAAAAATATCATCACGTTCAATATAAAATTCCCACACCCAAGTTAATTGTTTTTTACCATTCCAATTAATTATCTTTCTTTCAGGATTTTTCTCCGTAAAAATATTTGCTCTCATTTCAAGTGTTTGATGAAGAGTATTAAAGTTATCTTGTTGTTTTTTCTTTAGTGGGTCTAAATATTCATTGAATACTAATGTTCGTGTGATATCAACAAGAGTAGTAATTCGAAACCGTTGCATTATTATAATTATGTCAATAAAAAAGGGTGGTATAAAAACCACCCTTCTTAATTAATATTCTCTTTTAATTAGAAAGTGAATGCTGTAACAGTTGCACTTGAAAGATTAGCTGTCTGTGCTGCACCTGAATCATCAGTGTAAGCCCAAGCAGTAAAAGTTCTTAGGTATGTCTGAAGAGCAGTTGAGAAAACTGCTGAACCAGCAGTACCATTTGGTAATAAGTAATTTACAGTTGGCTCAGTTGTTGCACCTGACCATACATAACTGTGATTAGTAGCAGAGTCTACTGAAAGAACTTCTGAACCTTTTGCTTCGATAGCAAAACGGATTGTACCATTTGCAGTACCAGCACCACCGCTTTGATTGTAAGCAACTGCACCAAGTGTTCCGAGTACAACTGGAGTATATCCAAGTTGCTCACTGATGTTGTAAAGTAACCAAGTTACTTCACGTGAACCGTCAGCCTGATTGACTGCAATTTTGAAGTCTACTTCGTACATATAAAGAGCAGGACCTGTTACTGTAACGCCTGTTGTAATCTTAGCAGCATTAGCTGCAACTGTTGTACCGTATAGATCGGCCATATTATTTCTCCTAAAAAATGTCGAGGACTATCTAGACCTCGTTACAATTATTTATCATTTGAAAAAATATTCAATTGTTAAGAGTCAGAATTGGGGTCATCTAGTCGAGCAAGGCGTGTTCCTGCTCTCTTTGATTCTTGTATTTTACGAATACCTCGACGGAATTTATCAGGATCACTGCCGCGTATACTATTGATTAAGCGGCGTTCAAGATCAAGAGCAACTTCTTCTGGAAAGTTTTCTCTAACCATATCTAGGATATTAATAGCACCATTGATAACATGTAATGCTCTGCTTTCTACAATTAACTCGACATCTTTTTTAGTAGCATAAGAGTTTAGTTCCTGTAGTATTGATCTTGTTTGTCTTTTCATTAAGTATTTAACATATACTGATCCGAAAGAAAACTAAAGCTATTACTCCTCTGGTATAAATATGAGTGTAGTTCACGGAACGCCAATTCCCAACTACTCTATTGCTTACAAGGGGCAACAGCAATGATATTTATTGATAACAAATATCTCAAAATTTATCAAGACATTTGTAATAGAGCAAAGACCCGAAAGTTAGAAGGGTATAAAGAAAAACATCATATCATTCCAAGATCATTAGGCGGAACAAATGACGCAGATAATCTTGCTGTCTTAACCGCAAGAGAACACTTTATATGCCATTTGTTATTAGTTAGAATAACATCTGATAAAAATAAAAGTAAGATGATATTTGCCTTAAATTCTATGATGAACAGAAAAACTAAATCAATGGATAGATATGTTCCGTGCTCAAGAATGTTTGAAATTCTACGAATACAACTTTCTGAAGCACATAAACTTATTGGAAGAACTGATCAACATAGAGAGGCTATAAGTAGAGCCCATAAAGGAAAAATAGTATCAAAAGAAACAAAGCAGAAAATGAGTCTAGCATCTAAGACTAATATAGTAGGCGGAGCAGTTAAAGGAAGTAAAAGGTCTGAAGAAACAAAGAAGAAAATATCAGAATCAAGAAAAGGAATAACTTTTAGTGATGAACACCGAGAAAAATTAAGTTTGGCAGCAAAGAATAGAAAAAAAGATTTACAAGCATAGTTTTATCTGTTATAAATAAACATCATACACACACAGGAGAAAACAAAATGTTTAAATATACCGAAGAAAAGACCACAGAGATGAACAAGTATATCCCAGAAGTTAAATTTTCGAAAAATGGCTACGAGATAAGAACTCAACTATTAGAAATGGCACAGACTCAGCTCTGGAATGACTACCAGGCTAAGTGGGGACAGTTTGAATTAACTGTTAAGAAAGATGGCGACCAAGTCGTTACTACTGTTGAAGCTCCACAGATTCCAGGAGCCGATCAAATCCTTAAAACAGCACAAATGTTCTACGATTTTGTGAACATGAAAAAGTAAATTTATCAAACAATTATATTGAAGCGCATAGCGCAAATAATTTTTAGAAAACCAGTGAAAAGCCAGACTTGTTCTGGCTTTTCTATTAAATACAATATGGAAAGAGCCTATGTTTCGGCCTTCTATGATGTTGTAAAATATACCAGTGAAAAACATGGGTATGAACTCGAAGGCGACATAGAAGCATACTTGGTTTACTTTTTAGCAGACTATGTGGAGAAAAAGGGCTTTCCTCCAGAAAAATCATTTATCCTTACTTTAGACGAAATAAAGAAAACAGGTGAATCTGTTCACCGTTCAAGATGGCTTGCTGAGGATTGCTTATTCCTCACAAGTTTTTGTCCAATGTATGCTCGTAGAAAAGGTATTAGTTTAAGATATTATACTTCTATGGGAAGTCACAGTTATTATGATTATAGCGATGCGATTAATGATAATCTTTTTAGAAGAATCGGAGATACTTTTGAATTTCTCCGAGACTTTGTAGAAGAAGCATTAAATTCTCGTCCTAAACAACTTTCAGAAATAATTTGGCTAGCAGAAAATGGATCCTACACAGCCCGAAGACAATTGCCCGAAGGCATGATCATTTTACATGACTCTTACCGCCGCAGTTGACACATTTATCTCCATGCCATTTTTTATAATTCATTAGTGACAATTCTTTCCCACAATGCTCACATGTTACTTTAGGTTTAGGAATACCCCTTTGCCAATTAGACATTTTTTGTTTAGTTTCTTCCGAATGTTTATGTCCCCAAGATTTACCTAATCTTACTTCTGATAGTTTCTTCTTATGCTCTTCTGTTTTAGGTTTTCTTAGTTTCTCTCTATGCTCTTCAGACATTGGTCCTTTAGGAATTCCCTTTTGTGCTAAACTAAGTTTCTTCTTATGTTCTTCAGAAAGTTTTTTTCCTAAATTTGGTCCAGGTCTTTCTTTAAGTGATTGTATCATTTTCTGTTTAAGAATCTCATATAATCTTCCAGAAGGTTTATATCTTTTTGTTCCTCGCATCATTAAATAAGAAGCAAACCACATTTTTCTTTGGGCATCACCTGTAACCATTTTCGTTAAGAGAAGATGACAAACAAAGTGCTCTCTCGGTGTTAATCTAACCAAATTGTCATCACTATTATTACCACCTAATGATTTTGGAATGATATGATGTTTCTCAACGAAAATAGGCAGGTTGATTCTTTTCTGGGCCTGTGCTATTATTAAATAATACCAAGTGGTATATTTGTTCTGTAAATACACCAGAGTCTCCTATGGTTGACATACTATTTAGTATAGAGGTTTGATGTGAATACATTATTGTTAAATGCTGACGCACAACCTATGAATTTAGTTCCATTGTCGGCAATAGATTGGCAAAGTGCAATACGATATATTTGGTTAGATAAAGTTAAGGTACTACACGAATATGATAATTGGGAGATACATTCTCCCAATCATACTATTAAAGTACCCGCAGTTATTATGCTCAATGAATATTGGCAACCAAAGTCCCGTGTAAGATTTAATCGTAGATGGGTTTTTCTACGCGACAACTACACTTGTCAATATTGTGGAGACAATTTAACAGTTAAACAATGTACAATTGACCACGTTGTTCCTGTATCTAAGGGTGGTAAAACAACTTGGCATAATGTTGTTACAGCATGTTATCCTTGTAATAATAGCAAAGGCAATAATGCTAAAATTCGTCCAAAGATAGATCCAGAAATGCCAAATTACTGGATGCTGGCTAACAATCGTAAAAAGAAGGAATGGCAAGTTCCTCACGAAAGTTGGCTAAATTATTTAGATGGATGACTTTGAACGACCTAAGACTATAGTAGAATGGGTTTTAAGTAATAGTTGTAATTACAATTGTAGTTACTGCTTAGATCTTCTCAAAAGAGGAGATAATCCTTATCCTAATGACGAAACTATCATTAATGTTTGTACAGATATTTTTGCACATTATGATTCTCTAGGAAGAGATGTGATATTTGAATTTATAGGTGGTGAACCTACTCTTTATGAAAAAATTCCCAATATAGGAAATCGTCTACACAACTATCCCACAAATTTAATTCTTAGAACAAATGGAAGTGCAAGTTTAGATTGGTGGAAGAAATCTCGACAATTTTTATCAAAAGTAATTATTTCTGTTCATCAAGAATTTTGTGATATATCTCATATAGAAAATGTTATTTCTTTATTAAGAGAGAATGACAAATATCATCCTGTAGAAATGGAAATTTTATTTCCAGTTACAAATCACGATGAAGTTTTTGATAGAGGTATTAAGTATGTAAAATATTTTAGAAGAAAATACGGTTTAGGTAATTTACAACTTCTTTACAGTGATTTTGGAAAAGGAAATAATACATATCTCCCCTACACTCATCGACAATGGTATAAATTTAATAAAATGAAAGAATCAATCGAAAATTCATTCAATGAGGATATATCAATTGATCCAACTGGTATAGTTATTAAAACATCAGAACAATCTTCTTATACTAATATGACCTGTTATGCAGGAATTGATACTTTAGTAATTGATCCCAGAGGAAATGTTTCTAGAGGGTGGTGTCATGAAGGAGGAGTAATAGGTAACATTTATAATATGCCTATTGAGTGGCCTAAAGATCCTGTTATTTGTTCTAAAGAAATCTGTAAAAACGGCCTTGATAGAAAAGCAAGAAAAGAATGATTATTTTTTGTGGCTACCCCAATCAGGAAGTGGACCACCATACTTCTTACCTTTAATCTTTTTACCAGCAACTTTAACTCTTGTTGTACCCATAAGATGACTTTTTTCGCCCTTATGTGGACGAAGTCCTTGGCTTACACAAGATGACTGATCACTTGCTCCTAGACGTTTTTTACTTAGACAAAGGGATCTTGATGCTGGGCCCGATTCCTTTGTCTTAATATCAAATTCATAAAATCTCATACAAATATTTATTTGCTGCTTCGAGATCTTCTGGAGTATTAACCTCTAACGGCACCGGATCGGTATGTAGAGCAGCAATTTTATATCCAAGTTCTAAGAATCTCAACTGTTCAAGATTTTCTGCTACTTCATGCGGAGTTCTTTCAGAAGAAAGTACTTGTAAGAATTCTCGACGATAAGCATACACACCAACATGTTGATATCCATATTTTAGAGAACTTCTGAGGAACCAATGTGCTCTCATAATTTTTGGATCTAAGTCTGGAGCAACTTGACAGCATATTGCCTTTACAGTATTAGGATCTTCTAATTTATTAAGATCCATATCATGAACTAATGTAGCAACATCTGCTTTAGTTCTTTCCAAAGTTATAGCAGTATCTACAATTTGATAAGAATCAATAAATGGCAAATCACCTTGACAGTTTACAAGAATATCTTCTTGAAATTGATCTGCAACACTAGCAATTCTGTCTGTTCCTGTAGCACAGTCTTCTGGTGTTAATCTTATGTCCCAATTAGGAAATTGATCTTTAAGTTCTTGACTATCGGTTAAAACAGTAACAAGATAATCTGTAGCACAAGCCTTTTGATGAACTCTTTCGATAAGTGTTATATCTCCAATCATTGCTAGAGGTTTATTAGGAAGTCTTATACTTTTCATTCTTGCAGGTATTATGATTCGCATTGTAGGCATGTTGTATTATATCCTTATAAGTATTCGAATGTCAAGTTATATCTATATAATTGGATCAGAAAATCCTCCATACAAAATTGGAATAAGCAAGAATCCAGAACGTAGATTAAAGAATCTACAAACTGGACATCCTCACAAATTAAAAATAATAGAACTTCGAAAAACAGATTCTAAAAAAACAAAACTATTAGAATCTGTCATTCATAAACACCTTGATAGATATAGATTAAACGGTGAATGGTTTGACATTCCTTTAGAGAAAGCAATTAATCATGTCGACTTTGCTCTCATAAGATATGAAGATGATCCATTATTAGAACACCTTGTAAGAGAAAAACTTATTCGCTAGGTACTATTGTTATATTACCTATAAGTCCTGTAGCAAAGGCAAAATAACTTGCTATTGCCATAACACAAAGAATAACAAGTAATACAGTCCAATGTGGTCCTTTTAATTCATCTTTATTCATAATAATTAACCTGTACGATGAATTAAATGATATCCAAACTGTGTTTGTACTGGTTCGCTGATAGATCCAACAGGAGTTGCTACTGTAGCATCTTCAAATGGTTTAACCATCATACCGGGACCAAAATCACCTAAGTCGCCGCCTTGAGCCTTACTTGGACACTTACTATGTTGCTGTGCTAGTGATCCAAAATTCAAAGCATTTGCTTCTGCAAGAATTGCTTGTGCCTGTTCTAATGAATCAACTAATATATGACTTGCTCTCATTTTCTTTCCTTTATGTTGGTCGGAGTAGCAAGATTCGAACTTGCGACCCTCTGCTCCCAAAGCAGATGCGCTAAACCAGGCTGCGCTATACTCCGATATGGTGGAGGATACCGGGATCGAACCGATGACCTACTGAATGCAAATCAGTCGCTCTCCCAACTGAGCTAATCCCCCATCATGTTCTTATATTACTTTACTTAATGAACAGTGTCAACCTATTGTATATGGATTGTTGTGTAACCTATATCACGCTTTACTATTCCGTATAGCGTCCGGGCATTAGCAGGTGATAGACGTACGCAACCATGACTAGCAGGCCGACCCAAAGCACCCACATGAGGAGTAGCATGTATAGCATAACCGCCATTAAAAAAGATACTGTGAGGCATGGGAGCATTATCATACTTTTTACTATAATGCATAGGCTGGAGCGAATAAGGATAAAAAGTTCCACTTGGTGTCCTATAACCTTTCCTTGCTGTCGATACTTTCCATGTAAATGTTCCTTCTGGACTATCTACATACATTGTTTGTGTTCTTTTATCTACTACAATCTGTGTTGCGTATACTGGAGTTGAAATTAAAAGTGCTATTGCTATTAAAATCTTCTTCATGTCTGGATCCTAATGTTGACATCATTATATATCCAGATTATAAAAAAGGTTATTCAGGATTGGTATAAGTTCTTCTTACTCCGTGTTTCTGAAGACCTTTTAATATTCTTTCATCGATATAATCATCTAGTGTTCTTTTTAATTTGTCTCTTGCTGGAATAAATCTTTCCTCATATATTTTACGGCGAGCATGAACATTCTCATGTTTCTCTTCTTCCCACATATCGTCTTGTGTATCAATAAGTTCTTCTAGAGATTCGATAAACTTATCAAAGAGTCTTTCACTCATCCCACTGTTTCCTTTTGTGCTAATGTTTTAACAACTTGATATTGTTCCCAGGCATTCTTTACTGCGATATTTTCTTCACGAAGTTTCTTTTCTTTTTCGTGTTCCATTCTAAAATTCTGTAACCAATTTAGATTTTCTTTAGATATGGAATTCATAGTAATTCTTAATTCTTGTCCACCATATATATCATTTGTAGAAACATAAATTTGATCGTCACCATAGATTTGTTTAAAAGACATACTCTTTCTCCATCTCTTAGAAAATAATACTATCTTTTCATACACGTAGTCAAGAACTAAGACAACGTTCAACCAATAGTCTGATATTAATAGATACATGCCAACAGCCATGCCGATAGCAAATGAGAGAATAATCCAACCAATCATATATTAATTTATTTTTTAAATTGTCGAGGATCGTTTTTTTGATTTGTTTTAAGAGGTTTAACTTCTCTAGGAGTACCTCTTAAAACTACATCTGAGCCGGCGTATTGGGCCTTGGCTAATTCTTTAGCCACAATTTGATTTGGTGCTTGAACTTGAATATTGACGATTCTTTGGTTTCCTGCTTGCTTAATGGCAGCGTGTATTTCCCACATTCTCATCGTCAAATTCCTTCATCATTGCTTCTTCTAATAGTTTTAAATGTGCTTTGTATTGTGCATATGCCGCTGGGTCAGTATGTTTTGTCATTTTACAAAGCATTATTAAACATATTACTAATTGGTGATTCTCATTTAATTCAAAGGTTTCCATAGGCTCCTCTTAGATATTTAGTCCATCTTTGTTACATTTAATGCCTTTAAACATTGCTGTAATTTATAGGTCTGTACCCAGCAATCGTCTAAGGCATTATGGTTATTTGATTTTTGATCTCTTTGTGGATTTAAGCGAAATACGGTTCTACAATCTCGAGCCTGCCAGAAATTCCAAGGTACAGGCACTCCGGCATGTTTAGCAGCAGTTTCTAAAATAATAATATCAAAGGCAGGACCATTTGCCCAAATTCTATCTAGTGGTCTACAAAAATCAAAGAATTGTGTTAATGCTTCTTTGATAGGTAAACGTTCAACACCTTCACCAAATGCTTCGTGTTGTATTTCAGGAGGTTGTTTACTCCACCATGCTAAGGTTTCATTGTTGATTTCAGCCTCTGGATAATCAAAACTTTCAGGATCAACCCGACAATAAAAATGAGGCATGTTTTTAACATTGCGATCACGATCATCTCCATATGGGTCAAATCTTAAAGCACCAATTGTAAGGATGACAGCGTTTGGACCGGTGGCAAGTGTTTCGATGTCCACCATTACATCACGTTCTTTAATGATCATAATACATTATAGTATTATTCGTTGTTTGTGTCAATAAAGGTCTTTACCAACTTTACAGTATCTTCATGCATCATAATTTCGGCATGGTTAGCAGGAATGTCGTGAATCTCGCCAATATTCCATCCACGCTGTGAACGCATAGTTACAACGCCATCGCTTTCTTCATAGATATATGGATTATAACCTTTAGTTGAAACTATATGTTGAACTGGCATTAGGAATGATTGATTGTGTATGAATTTTATAAACTTGCTACCATGTGCCATTTCTTTAATAAATGGACTGCGGGTCATCATTGATTGTAATAAATTTACATCTAATCCATCTAGTGGTGTTGCTATTGTTGTTATTGATTTTACTGCTAGATTTTCACCTAACCAAAGAGAAAGTAGTCCTCCCATCGAATGTCCAATTACGTGGCACTCGTTGACCATACACTTTTGTAGTTGATCAATAAGTGGACCCATATGTCCTTCTGGATTATCTCTGTAATCAAAGAATTGCCACTTGTAAGACTTTGGTAACTGCTTTTGTAAGTAGTTAAAAATAAATGGTGAACTATAAGCACCGTGGATTGCAAGTATGTGTGTATTCATGGTAAGGATATTTAACCGGCGCAATGAAGCAAATTATATTAGTGTTTAAACCATTCAGGATCAACCTTTGCAAGTAAGTCCCCTAATTTTTGAGGACTAACACTTGCATAGTCGTGTCCGTCTTTACTTTCTATAAAGTCATGATTAATTGTTAATTCAACAATATTACGATAGAATTGCTCGAGGAGTTCTATTTTTCTACGAGCAATATCTAATTCGGCTTGAGTACTAGTTGCCTGATATAACCATTCTTCACTCATGTTATTTCTTTTAATTCTTTTATTCTTTTTTGGAGGTAATCTTCTATAATTATTAAATTAGAAAGTTCTTTTCGTTCTTCTTCAGTTAGTTCGTTATGTCTTTGTGATAAGTTATTTTTTCTAAGACCAATTGTATTATTTTCGTAAACAAACGCAAATCTCAAATTATATTTCATTGGATCAGTAGCCAATGAGTATTCACCGACGTTAGGATTTAACATGATTCCTCCATGTGTAGAAGTCCAAATAGGAAACCAAATATACTTATGTCTTTGGGCTTACTTTATCTAGGGCCTTCTTTAGAAGATCTACTGTATCTCCATTAAACACTATGTTTTCACCATAACCTACAACGCAGACTTGCTTTATTGATTCTGGTTTAGCATCCTTAGGTAGTTCGTATGTGAGCATAACCATTTGTTTAGCACCACTGAACCAAAACTCTATAATCTTCTTTTGAGGATCTATACCTCTAACAAGAAGTTCATAACCACCATTATTAATAACATTATCTGCTACTTCCTTAGTAACACATCCTGGATCTGGTTTGAATTCTTTTTCTACTACAGATTTAGCAAAGGCATTATATGGTGTAAAGGCGATTAAGGCAGCAATTAAGAACTTGTTCATAGTTTTCTCCTGACAAGTTCTATATATGCTACTTTAATAATCGCCCTCACAAACTTGAAGAACACGAACTCCTTCAGCACGAATAGCATCCACAACCTGTTTGCGATCATCAATCCACAACCAAGGTTCACCGTATTCTTCTCGGATTTTTGCTAACAGATCAACTTTAACAACGCCATCTTGACGGAAATCGTTAAGTGGACGCATATACATCTTATCGTACTCGATGTTGTTCTTTGTTAACCACTCTTCAGATATTTCTCTGTGTCCTTCGTTACGTCCAGTACAGATAAGAATTGTATTACCACTCTGGTGAAACTGATTCAGCATCCAAACAATATCTTCGTGTGTTGGATCCAAATGCTGAGCAGCAAAGAACGCATTCCAGTTCTTTTTTCCACCGTCAAACCATTGTCTACGGTGTTCCATATCGGCTAATGTTCCGTCAATATCGAACACAATTACCTTAGTCATCTGTCTGTCTCCTGTAGTATATAATAACACTTGTAATAACTGTGTCAACTACTTAGCCAGAAGATAAAGTCCAATATTGCTAAAGGCATATCCACTATAAACTATAGTCATAGACATATTGCCTTTTAAAAATTGTTCAATTGCCACTACGGCATAGATTGTTCCCGTTACTGCTATAAGCCATGCACTCATTTGTTTCCCTTAAAGATTGAGTAGATTGAGATTATAACAGTGAAGACTGCTACAATCTCACCTAGATATATCATTCCATAAATTATATCAGTAATCATAGACATACCTTTTTGTAAACATAGCCTTCTAATGCATCCCATTCTTGCATAATTTGACATCTACGTTTTACAACAACTACAGGGGCAGGTTGTTCAACTACTACTGTTGCAGGTTGTTCAACTACTACCGGAGCAGGAGCAGCATAAACTGGAGCAGGAGCAGCATAAACTGGACGAGCAGCTTGAGCAGCAATAGCACCACCAACGATACCACCAAGTAATGCTCCACCAGCAGCAGCGCCCATCATCCCCATTCCATAGCCTCCGTAACCCCAACCACCGTAACCCATTCCGTAGCCGCCCCAGCCGCCGCCATAACCCCAACCACCACCTCGCCACCAAGCATCGGCAGGTGTTGCAGCAGGAATAGCAAGTGCTGCGATAACAGCAGTTGTTAAAAGTATCTTACGCATTCTATTCTCCTTCATCATTGTAATTGCTCC